GTCAGAGACACCTGGTATCACACTAGTAGCAGAACTAGTTAGCGCTAGATCAGGTAGTGAATTAGGGGCAACCACCAGAGATCCAGAGTACTGACTTCCCTGTCTAAGTTGCTGCCCTAGGGTTACTTGAGCACTTAGGCCTGTGTTTGTCCCCGCTTTCTGAAACCTGATTGCCTTTGTCTCATCGAAAGAGGATGAGTAGTGTCCGGTTCTAGAATCCCCTAGTCGGTAAGTTGATGGGTAGGATCCTGTAGCATTGTCAATCGACTGCAAGTAAGGTCGCACAGGCAGGGAGGTGATACCAGTGGAGCTGATGTATACTCTCTCTTTATACACGCCCTTGATGCCCTTCGAGGCATTGTAAAGTGCATTGATATCTTCTGCCGCCAGGACTTTCCCTGACCAGATAGCTGCCTCTTGGAACTCGACGGCCTGATTATTGTCATTATCTGCTATTAGAAGGTTTGCCTCCAGCGGCTCCATCGCCACATAAGTTCCAGCTTCAGTACATGTACCTGACATGAACTTACCGTCAAGATAAAACTTTCCTCTGCCAGTTTTAGTGAGGGCAGCACTGTAGGTGAAAGCGATGTGATGCCAGTCATTGATATTAAAGTCAGTGCCAGTTGAGGTTTTGAAATTTAATGCCGCACTAGCTGATGCATCTACCATGGATCCTGTGAGGTCTCCATCATGATAGAGAAGCACATACTCCTGGGATCCGGCGGATACGGTTCCTTTTTCAAAAATATTAGTTGTTGTCGATGCGCTAGTTATCAACATCCACGCTGCTAGACTAAACGAGCTATCAGACGAGCCGTCGCCGAAGGAGAGATCATCAGTCTCAGTAACTTGGACATATGCTGTTGTCGTTTTTGGAAAACGAACCGCTGACTTAACATTAGCAAGATTAAGAGAAGAGAAAGGCGTAGTGAGGGCCGGCAGGTTTTGTGCGCCGCCGGCGGAGCCGGCAGAATCTTGGAACACCACAGTGTGACCCACTCCGGAAGCATCTTCAGCAGACGTAGGCCTTGGGCCCTGCGTGGCAGCACGTGCCCACAAGATCAAGTTGTCCGTCGGATCACCGCTAGAGTAATAGACACTCCCGCTTGTTGTAGTAAATTTTTTCTTTAGATCGTACTTGAATAATCTAAACGGTCTTTTTTTAGGCATCTCTTCTCAGGCCTCCGAACGCGATGGAGTCTACATTTAGTCCATTGTTAGTAAATATAAATCCTGTTCGTGCAGACTTAAACCCTTCTGGAATCATGTTTTCTGTCGAGCCGGAGATGTTGGATAGAAGGGTGAACTTAAAATCATCATCTAGGTTCAAGCTGTTGATCTGTGCTTTTGTGAACATTCGACTATCAAAACTTGCTTCGTCAAAAGGTTCTGGTCCGTAAACAGCATCGAAAGTGAGGATCTTTCCTATTCCGTGACGTCGGTCAGGTGTTGTTACTAGTGCAGGCATTGATCCAGAGCCGGATCCCGCTATAATCCCTGTTAGCCCAGCTCCATTTCCGGACGGTGAGATAGCTGCCTTGCCACCTCGATCCACAAAAGGTGACGTTCCAAATACCTGCATTGGGATGAGGGGCTTAATAAGGCTAGTGCCTTTCTTATAAGCCTCATTACCTTGCATGATGTGGGCCTTAATGCCGGCGGTCGAATCATCTCCAAGAGGATTCAAAGACCGGGAGAAGAGCTTAGGAAGAAAACCTTTTAAGATTCGAGGAAATGCCTCTGCAGTACCGTTAAAAAGATCTGATAACACATACCGCTTATCTGCTTGAATCACTTCATATTTGAGTGGTACAAAAGATGATGTAGGAATGCTCCCCTGTGCAAAAGCAAAAAGCCCCTCTGTGGCTCCGATATTTTCCATATTGGGTTTGTCAGCAAAAGGCCAGGAAAATTCTGATAGACTTGGCATTCCAAAAATATATTCTTGATCTACACCTGCATTATGAGGATCAAACGTAGGCAGGGCAGATCTTGCGCGCTGAGTGTCGGTAAGCACAGAAACACCTTGTCGATAAGGATCAATCTGGGCTGTGAAGCTACCGGATCCTCCTCCGACCACATAAGAGTCGGAGTGCGGATTGTACTGCTGATTACTAAGCGCTGTACGCACAGGAAACTCAGCATGAGATCCTGTCATCTGTGATTCCCTGGCGACGTACTGGAATCTTGCTGTATCTTTACCTGTCTTCATTAGAACTTACTCGCTCTTCCTTCGATCAGTTGCAAAAGATACTGGCCCTTTAGGTCAGTTCTAAAATCTTCGCCGATATATTGACCGTTATATTGATACTGCACTTTGGCTCTCTCTAAACTGTGCGGCTCTATGACAAAATTAACACCAAGGAAATTAGTCTTCTTTGGAACAAGCTGCTCAATCATAGTCCCAATAGATGTATCAAACCACCTAAAGAATTCTAGGAATTCCTTAAAGCTTACCTTTTTCTCTAATTTATGAAAGTAATTATCCCTCAATACTTGTAGCTGGGGATAATCTGGCGAGAATTGTAGGTTAGCAGCACCCAAAGCCTCATCGATCTCATCCAGAGTGCCAAACATCGTGATGATATCTTCATTGAGCGCTGATGCGACAGAGAAATCAATGGAAAATCTTGGATCATCTTGCGGTTGATCATTGGGTTCGATCTCAAACAGCGGCGCTTTGGAGGCATCATAGTATGTTATATTTGATGAACTAACAAAACTTCTCGGACGAATCTTATTCGAGTTCTCTAAATCATCAAATGACGGGGGCAAGGAAGTATAAATAACTTTCTCAAAGTTGAATACAGTCTTGGATGTCTCAAAAGCAGAGCCCGTTCCATACATTCCATTTTGTGAGAAATCTGTAAGAATAATCTGGCCGCTTGTATCTGAAGCTGATATTGGCTGGTCGATTGACAGATCCATCCGTAACCGCTGGAAAGCACCCGTTATCACTGTGTTAAAGTTAAAGTTCTTCCGGGGATCTTCTACACCGACAGAGGTAGGATTCCTCACGTGTTCACCCCACTCTGCATGTGTCAAAGCTTTAGACCAGAACCTCACCTGGGCGATCTCTCCGCTGAAATTTGTTATCTGTGCTTGATCATCGATATCAGGACCATTTAAAAAGATATTCGCAGACGTATCTAGCGACTGAGATCCGATGACAATAAAGGAACCGGATGTATTTAGTGATCCTGACTTCTGGAAGACGTCTTTGGACGCATTGCCTGCTGGATCTTCTTTGTAATACGAAGACGTAGTATAGCTTTCAAATATTCTTCCCCCCTCTTGTTTCGCACATCTTAAGAAGTACGACGAGGAGAGTGCATTTGCTTCATCACTTCTGGTTCTACCAAACGAGATATTCCACTTTCCGCCGTCCATGACATTGGCGCCTGTAAGAATCATCTCCAACGGGGGCTTAACTGCAGCTGTATAAGCGTCAGTGGTCGCCCTTACGAAGAGCTTGACACTAGTATCAGCACCGGACATGACAAGCAAGTTGGCCGCTACGCCATGCTTAGTAGCGGGAGCAGTAGTTCCTGTGATGTGAATTCTTGCTGCTGACTGCGTTAATACAAAGCTTCCTGACGTCGGGAAGCGATAAAGGCCTTCATAAGTCCACGACCCAGAGGTAAAGAGACCGTCGGAGAGATCACTACTCACCCCGTGATACCCGCCGAACGATGTATTAGCCTGGACAAATGCGCCCGCCGGTGCTGGAAAACCTACTTCTTTTCTGGAGCCAGTCAAAAAAGATGAGACTAAGTAAGGAGATGCAGTAGTAAATCCCTGGGCATCTATGGACCCGTTATCGCGATTAGACATGCTGCCACTGAAGTCTAGCGAAGACTGGATTGTGGCACGAGTAGCTCTCATTTGAGCAAAACTAAACTTCTTAGGTCCGCCGTATTCTTTGATCCGAACTAAAATATCCGGATCTAGGCCGGTCGCTCTTAAGGCTGCTTTGACACTGTGAATTGTACCCTTCGACGTGATGATATCCCGAATATTTACTAGGAACCGTCGCAGGATTTGATTTCTAATAGATTGCAAGCTTTCATCAATATCGGTATAAGTTGACCTTACATTCTCTCCGTGAAAATATTGTTGAGGGGAAGCTTTGGTAAGAATGGGTGGCGGCTCAAAACCATAGTGATTTATAAGAAAAGTAATAAACGAATCTGAGATTCCTTCATCGCTGGTGTAGGCTGGATCGAGCACCTTTGAAAATTGATCAGTAGATATTTTGAGCTCATCGAAAAACTTAGCCCACACAAACATCATTGCCGTGAGAATCTGTGAGCTGCCCAGATCACCTGAGCCTGGCATTGAAGTTCCGCTATAAGGGAGTATTATATCTCCATCTATAGAGTTCATGGCAAAGTAATTCTTGCCTTCATCAAAATAATGGGCCGGGATCAATCGCGTGATGAGATTAGGATTCTGATTATCGTAAGTGCTGGCGCTTGCTAAGAGATTCTCATTCAAATCGATGACTTTCCCAAACTGCGGGAAAAGCACCGGATTAAATTTTCTTTCTTCTGAAGAAAGTGCTCGAGGATAGCTAGAAGTAACACGATTATAAACAGAGTAGTTAGTGATCTTAGAGTGGAGAGATTTTCCGCTGCTATCAAGTACTATTGAATTGTCACCAAAGCTCGCTGATGGCTCGTTGAACTTGTAATAGAGGCGGAGGGGATCAGATCCAAAAATATTTCTCTCTTGATTGGACTCTAGCATGTGCTTTGTCCGAGCTTCTTGAAAGATTCTGATCTCGTCTAAAGATCCTGAGAGCGTACGTGTTGGGGCAAAATCAGCGCTATCATGAAGTATTCCCTGATGTGTGCTTCCGGTTCCAATAAACAGAGAAGAATTATTAAAATCAATCGGACCAAAAAGCGCGGTGGTAGAAGATGTTCCTACAAGTTTTGAATCTACGTATAGCTTTAATCTTCCGTCGTCCATGCCGCGATCATAGACTGCTGCTACGTGATTAAATTGATTCTTTTCCACCGCTCCGGACACCACCAGGCTGTTAGAACCCGATCTGATCGCGAACATTACTTCGGCTGTTGTGGTTGAAACGTTAGACTTCATAGCCATGGTGTAGCCATTAATACTACCCGACACTTTCTGGAAAAGTATCTCATTGCCGTTAGCTAGCGGTGCAGGAAATAGTTGAGCTTCTATGGTGTAGCTTTTCTCATCAAGCGCTAAGACGCTTTTGCCGGATCTGTCAGAGGAGAAATCTACAAAATCTGCGCCGGAGAAATCTTTGACTTCTATAAACGTTCCAGAATCCGGGGCGCCTGACGTTGAACCCGAGAAAACCAGGGCGCCCAAATTGGTCGGAAAACTTTTGAGGACATAGTTTTCAAATCCCGTCAGGCCATTCAAGAACTTTTCTAGATCTTGTCGGGATCCATCAAAAGGATAGTGATTGATTAGATTGTTAAATGCAACATTAACATTGGCTTGTGCAGAATTAAAAAAGGTATGATTTTGAAACTTACTAAAGTCTAGCGGGATCTGCTGGGTGGACTTTATCCCTGTACCTTCTTGATTGTAGACAAAATATTCATCGTAAGAGATTCCGGCATCCAAGTCTTGCTTGGAAATAAACCGGACAGCCTCAGAGCTTCCGCCTTCATCTCTTACGATAGACGGCTTAAAGACCCCGGGTCTTTGACTCTGTAATCTTTCTTTTGAAGACATTAAGGATCGATCCTAAAAGTTCCTCCGACGTTTTTAAATACCTGCGTTGAGTTATCTCTTTTTATTTTTATGTCAATGGCGAAAACTCTTCCCATGTTTAAATCGTCGGTAAAGATATCAAAATACATTCCTTTTGAGTCTGTAGACATGAGCGTACCGTCATAGTCATCATCATCGTCAAAGGGAATAACTACATCGTCAGAGTAAGCATCTCTGATCCTGTAAAAACATTTCGTCAAAACAATGCTTGAGCGATACAATGGAAGCTTAACTGATTTTACTTGTTCATCTGCATTGTATGCAACTACTCTTAACCTAACTGTTTGACCAGACTTATAGGCGTCTTTTAGGTTAGTAATATTTAGTGTATACCTGGTCGGATCGTTATCAAAGGATGTCCTATTAGGGGCATCTATCTGGAGGCTTCCTGTGTGATACCCGACTGTCTCATCAAGAGATTGCCAGAAAGTTGTAAAGGTAACAGAGCCGCTATCCCGAATATAATCCTGTAGGGTATTGGAAACATTAGCACCCAAAGATGAAGATCCAAAGCCGTCAATGGCAAATGATGCAGAATATACGCCCGTGCTAAATAAATTTCCGCCTGGATAGGAATGCTGCGATGCAGTAACTATCTTCTGGTAGGAACCTGTCTGCAGCTTCAATACCATGCAATTATTCCCTGCTATAGCAGTTCGCGCTGATCCTGAAATAATGTTTGCTGCATGCCCTCTTTCAAAATTATTAAGGAAAATGGAGCCACTCAAATCAAAGAAGAAAGCCTTATGGTAATCTTGGATGGCATCAGAATATCTTACGTCTAGAGAGGGACGCTTCCTAGTATTGCTGTTATGCCGAGATGCGAATCTCTTCACGAAACGAGTTTTTGTATCCGTTTCCTGCGTGCCAGAAAATGATATTCTAAATCCATAGTCTGGAATCTGGTTGGCGAGAGTGGCAGAAACCAGAGTAGTTATATTCACCGCTAGATCTTCAGTTCCATTTAAGAATGTCTGGGTTCTAAAGAGATCTACAACCCCGTTGCCATCGCTCAAGTTACCGGAAGATATTATATCCAGATCATCGGAACCTAAGAGACCCTGCTTATTAGCACCTGTAAGGTGCCACGTTGTCGGCGAATCATTTGTCACTGATGACGTAATAAAATTGGCTGCATCTATATCTTGGAACTTTACAACATCTCGTCCCACCCCTTCATCAAAGGATCGGGAAAGCGGGAAAACTGAGACCTTGAAATTGGAGGGTAGTGTTTGCCCACCAAATACGTCAAACAGTTTAAGATCACATCTAAAAGAGTCACTAGCGATATCTAGAATGCTTCCCGTAAGAGCTCGAAGCGGATTAAGATCGAACTTTATTAAAATTCGAGTAAGCTCTATGGGTGTGTCATCCCCTGAGATTTTGCTCTCATTGTAAAGCTTGAATAAATCAAGTGTTGCTCCTTCACCAGTATTAGCATCAGTAGCACGGAAACTATTCCTGACGATCTTGTTGGTGATATACGTGTCTTTACTGGCTTTAAGTCGTCTATACATTTATATACCTCAAACTATCGCACCTTTAATATCTAAATCAGCGAATTTAACCTCAAAAATGCCGCCTACGGGAGGAAATATTAATCCCTTACTGGTGTGCACAGGAATGTTATGAACTACCTCAGAATAATTTCTTAATCCTACGGGGCCAGTTTTATTGATAACCCTTAGATCAATAATTGCTAACACTCCCGGAGTATTATACGCAAGATTTACTAGGTCTGAACTTCTAATGGGTTCGCCTATTTGAAAGTTTTCTACTCTAGTGTAATTAATAAGCTTGCCAATACAGTTTCTAAGTACTGCCTCGGGGTTGAAATTCGGGTCGATCGAAATCTGGAATTCTATGCCTACGTTAACGATGCGCGCATCAAGAATATCAATAGCATCTGATATCAGTCTAAATTCATTCAGATAAGTTACTAAGTTCTTTTTGAGAGCATCCGGTGAAAGAGTAAGCTGGCCGGCGGCATTGCGGTTAACAATATAAAGCGTTGTTGCCAAAGGATTCCGAGGGTTAGGAGAGACACCAGTTCTAAAAACCCTTCCAAATGTAGAAGGCATCGTGTAGATACGTGATATTAGATCTTGCTTACTTACAATTCTATTCTGAGCGTTTCGAGAAGCTGATATTAATCCTCGTATTTCTTCGAGAGTGAGGGGATCCTCTCCACCAGCAGCTTCAGCAGGATTAGAAACTACCAGGGAGCCTCTAACAACTCCTGCATCCGCTGCAGTAGGTGACTTCGGAAAAATCATAACCAAGCCGTCAACTGAGCTAATTGCTCTTGCTGAGACATTGTGATCAAGACCTCCGCCGGATCGGTACTGAACTGTCAATGTAGTATTGCGAGGAGCGATCCCCAGGGTTCTAGTTTTTAAAAGATTATTGGGATCAATAGTAAATTTTGAAAATATCTTTTTCCCAAAGAGGGGAAGTGCTAATTCGGAGGGGTCGGGTATAAGATCCCCGTCTAGTGTTCCTGCGTTACCAGACCCAAAGCGCAATGAAGTTATTCCCGTGGTCGTAGTAGTTTCTTTTACAAATCGACGAGGGGCTGACTTTACTGCTATGTAATCATTTACTATCTTTTTGTCTTCCCCTAAGTTAGGAATGGCTTCAAAGACAGTGTCTTGTGTAAGAGAGCTAACTTCATAGTAAGGGTTGCCGTCGTCATCACGTACATCTAGAATATCACTAACGTTTGTATTCCCTAGACCGATTGTCCTAAACGGCACGTGGTCATTCGTGATAGAAAAATTCTCAGTAGTTCTTTGCCCAGAAACGCACGTCGCCGAACGAGATACAAAGTAATCTTTGGGGGTACCGTCTGAGTTAAATTCATTAACTGATATTTCTGCCATGAGCTGGTTAAGTTCGTCTCGCTGCGCAAAGTCTATCTTTTCAGTCAATTCAAAAATAATTCCGTTATCCGCAGAAACGGTAGTCCCAGGATTGATAATCGGTAGCGAATATTCGGCTGGCTGGTATATAGTTCCTATTTTTTGGGACGCTACTTTTATAGTAAAGACAACTTCAGCGACTGCAGGTGATGCTCCTCGAATTTCTACGCCTGCATTTCTCGCTAAGCGTTCAATATTGTCTCGCTCTACAGCTGTTTCAGGATCGAGCTCTCTAAACTGGTGATCAAGATAGAATGCAGTGACGTCGCCTACATAAGCCGCCATGTCCAGAAATAAGCCCCCTAAAGAGGCCTCCGAAAAGTCTTGTATCCTATCGGGAAAATAAGTCTGGGCATAGTCTAGGAGCTGTGACCTAAATTCCCCAAAATCTTTGTTTAAAAAAGATCTGTTCCTGATCGCAGACAGTCTATTTTTTGTATCCTTAGTCAACTATTACCCTCCTGCTGCTATCATGACTTGCATTTTCTTCCCTGTGACTCCGATTGTCGGTATTCCGTAAGCGATCATTATGACTAATGTGGCAAGGCTTGGCTTAGAGCCTCTATTATCGTATGCAACCTCAAAAGTTTCTAACTCTATAAAGGGTAGATACTTTCTAGCTGTTGCCTTAATTCTTCTCATGCACTCCATTTCAAAGCTAGCTCCATTTAAAGAAAAAAGTATCGGCTGGAGGTTGGCACCAAAGTCGTAAAGCCCCAACCTTTCACCGTGATTTGTAAGAATCAAATTTCTAAGATTGTCTCCAATTTGATCCTGGAGATTATAATGCATCTCAAAGATATCATTTTGAGTCGTACTTAAGCGCAAAGGTGTAGCTAAACCAATCGGAGTTGGCGATATATCCGATTGACGATTCTGATATTCGTCGAGTTTTTCACCTACGCTTTTGAAGCTTATAGCTGCCATTTTCTATACAACCCTGTAGATAATTAATATCTATACTAACTTTATTATTCGTAATTGAGCCTACAACAGTTAAATATGCACTACGTAAGCCTACAACAGTTAAATATGAACTACGTCAATATACTGACTACTTGTCCTTCTAAGCCCACGGAATAGTTACGCCTGATACTGTGTTTACGGCGAGGCCTGTCCTGAACCACCCATCAATAGCTGATGCTAAAGCAGCGACACATGTGGCAGCAGGAGCCCCTGACATTCCCAAGGGCATTACAGCTGCTAAGATCAATGGCCCTATGGGTGGGATTGGTGGCACTCCAGCAAAGGCAGGCAGCATTCCTGGAAGTAGTGCTACAGCATATGCAGTCATTCCTGTAGTAATTGCCACTGGGAAAGGCATTCCTGGTGGTGGGCCGACCGTCATCAAACTACCCTGCAAAGCTGCTTGAGCAACACTGAGCGTAGCTGAGGGCGGGGCCAGGGAAGATGCGTATGTATTAATGGCACTGCTAAATTTTTGAGCAAATTCTGCGCCGTTTTTTGGTGCGGCCGCAAAGGAAGCAGACTCGGGGTCCATAAATTTGCTAAGCTCTTGTGATAGAACAGACGATGAAAGAGGCATTACTTGGTCTTCGCATTCTTGCTTAAGATCTTGCTAGTATTTCCTTTTGATGCATCTATTGCGGCCTCGAATTGAGTTATCGCCGTTTCATGGGCAACCGCTGGTACCACTGGAGGGCCTGAAGGACCTACTCCGGTAGGATGGACATGCGTGCCATAGCCTGTCTGGAGGAAAGACTTCAGATCGCCCATTTGGGCCTTTAGATCGTCAAAATGCTTATCGAGAAGTTCCTTTAGTTCATTTCCAAGAACTAGGGGTTCAGTGGCATTATTTCCGATGTAGACCTGGGTTCCGGCGCCATTTTCACCTTCTTTACCTGACCCTATTATCATAGAAGGGCTGTCGATGATTAAAGTTCCATCAGGATTAAGCTGAATGATTCCCTGGTCGATTGAGTGCCCCTCCTCATCTCGCTTACCTTCCTTGATAATTCTTATGCTGCCGGCTGTTGCTACATCCTCGGAAAAAGCACCTTCCTGATCGCGCTCTTGACTGGCGATGATTCTAATTTCTTTGGATCTCGTAATAACATAGGCAGAACTGTCCACCGGAACCGAAGGAAATTCCTCACCTCTCTTGGGAAGCAACTTAGGCTCTTCATACCCCATGTTCTTGTCACCGTCAGTCTTCATAGAGATGTAAACTCTAGATAGATCTCCAAGAAAGCTGATATCTCCCTCATTGAGTTTCAGTGAAGGTTTTCCCTCCACAAGCGCCCATGGTCTCTTTTCCTTCTCTGTCTCCCCTTCTCTAGAATTGGGAACTGTTGTTATCTTCTCAGGATCAAGCACAAATGACTGTTCTTGTCTTACGAGAACCCGGCCGGTCACCATGTCAATCGTTCCTGCCTTAGCATCGAGCCGCGGCTTAGTTAAGGCCTCCTCAACCTTATAGTCGACATTGGAAGCCCCATCTCCAGGGTTAGGCCTATCTTCACCAATGCATATTAACGCATTATTAGAGCCCTGGATGACTATGTCACCTGGGCGCTTGGTAAACTCTGGAATTGGTTCCCTAGTTGTAAGCCTATTTGACAACGAATCCTTATAGATTCTCGTATAATCATTTGCTTTAGGAAGCGTGTAAGTGTTCGGTAATCCTAAGTTTTCCTCACTATTTAGATAGATGCCGTTATGAAAATGAGGAGGAGGAAGGGTGCCTTGCTGTCCCTTTTGTTGATCTACGTAATCTTGACTTCTAGCACGATCAGCATGAGTAAAATTAACATCCTCAGCATAATCAGGAGCTACAACCCTGGACATCCAATAACCGCTACATATTAATTCACCCGTAGAAGCGGAATCACCTTTGTTAGATGTATCTTGCTGCGTCACACTGAATGAATTTTGTAGTCCCTCGGAAATGATCCAAACGTTCTCACCTGGTTTAACTGGGAGGCATAAGTGCTGTGAAAAAAGCGGATAGAAAACTTGCGGAGTTCCTCCTCCTGTTGTTGCGTCCCCTATTAAGACTGCTATTACAGTATTTCGAGGTGCCATCTTTAGTTGCTTGCGCAGCGCCGGGGTCGTGGTTGCATCAAAGTAGGGTGTAGAGGAATTTTTAAGCTTCTTGAAAAACTGATCTAAAAACTTATCGTCCTTAAACAGGACAGGATTTCCTACGATCTCTAAGACAACTGCTTGCTTAATAACAGTAGCATTTTCATTCGTTATAGGAATAACATCAGTATGAAATTGATCATGAGCCATATTGTTACTCTGATGCCTTTATTTTAACGCTGTCTATCTTGCTATAAACGTCATCTAAGTCTAAGCTCTCATCTTCTACGCTTTCACCGGATTTTTGCATAAGCTCTGCCAGTTTAACAAGCTGGTCATTAGACTTTGACATTCGCTCAAGATACTTGGTTATAGTTATGCCATAAAGAGCGTGCTTTTCTGGATCTGCTGTTATTTCTTTCCATAGATTTGTGACAAGCATGCTTGCTTTCTCTCTATCCTGGAAAGCATTTTGGTAGATCTCTGCCCAAATTTCCTCTTTGGACTTCGGGTCATTCGAAGAAGATTCTGAACTCATCGTTTTCCTTCAGGGCACGGTATTTCTTCTTAAGATTAGAGATAGTGGTAGTAAGTTGCTTGGGAGAAAGGCCGCTCATCTCTCTTAGATAGACAAATACCGCACGTTTATTTAAAAACTCTAGATTATGTGCGTTTTCAAAAAGTGTCTTGACAGCTGCGATGCATGATTTTTCATTATCAGTTCGTGCTTCACTCTGAAGGTGTGTTATCATCCCAAATATCATTTTAAGTTCAGCTGCGTTGACCATCGCGGTGGCCGGGCTATCTACGAGATTCTTCTCAGCGTAGGAATTTTTTTCTGTAGAAGAAAACATTCTTTCATCTTCAGTGCTGACGCTTCGCCTTAAGAAGGCAGTTTTTTGTTTCGACTTAATGATTAGAAAGTTTTTAGCTACTACGTTAAAATAAGAGAAAGCTTTCGACCCTCGTGAAGGGTCAAACTTATAGAGCGTTTCATAAAGAAACGTTACGCAGTCATTTTTAAGCGTTTCATAATTCTCATGAAGCGCCGTAAACTTATGAATAAATATTAGATTTTCAGAAAGTTTTTCAAAAGCAGAAAGAATCGACTCTGTATAGATCTTGTTCTTTTCTTCATCAGTTGAAGCTTTCTGGAAATCCTCAATCGCTTTTTGAGTGCCTTCATTGAAATACAGCTTAATCTGTTTTTTCTTCTGTGCTACCTTAGGATCAGAATTTCTTTTACGCTTACCTTTTCTCGGAGGTGCCAAGTTTCATTCCCCTTCTTCATGTTCAGTTTTAACTACCGCAAGATCACTTGCGACGCTTAATAGATAGGCATTGATAGTGCCAATCTGATTATGAACTTCCCTGACTTCAGGACTATCATAAAAAAGTGGGCGCTCTAAGATCTCTCCTATTACCCCGTAAGATTCATCAATTTTATCTAAAGCAACTTCTATCTTATCTTCAAAACTAAATACTGTGCGAGCTAGCCGGACAAGAAAAAATGCCTGCACAGCACAGATAAAAGAAACACTAACTAACCCTATAAACATAGCAGCTCTTTAAATTGTTCTGTATACTGGGACCTTATAGACTCAAAGCTATGACTTTCTAAGATAGATTCCTGGTGGTTCTTAGCTCTCTTGTTAAATATAGAATGATACTTGTAAAGTTTTTCAAGCTCTTCTGCGGCAGATTTCTCACTTGCTTCTGCCCACTTCATGCCCTTGATAAAAAGCTCACCATCCACGCGAGAATCTTTGATTTCAGCAAGATCGTACTTCACGCCTAAATAAGAATCCCGTGTCATGTAATCAGTATGTGCTGACCATTTTGTAGCCACTACGGGCACTCCGCAAGCTGCAGCTTCTAAGATTGGCAACCCGAAACCTTCGCCTCGGGTGAGTGTCACTAACCCCTTTACCTTGGGGTGATAATAAAGGTCCCTTAAGTCCTCGTCCTCCATGTTTCCGTGAAGCAGGTACAGCTTTGGGCTCCCTTTGTGTCCTATTGCAGTCAGTGCTGATGTTAAAAATCCCTGGATGTGCTTAAAGTCCATTATGGTAGAGCGACCCACATTAGATTTCAAAATAATGCCTACATCTTCTTTTCCCTTAAACGTGTTAATCAAAACTTTAAGGGTGTTGAAAATATTCTTGCGATCATCTTCAATATGCGCAGCTGTCAATTGACCAAAAACTAAAAAATTAAAATCTGTATCAAAATCAAACTTTGAAAGATCGGGAGTGCCTGTCAAAGCATCCGGAAAAGATTCGGGTATTACTATGATTTCTTTATTGGGTTTACCCGTGTTAGTAAGGGATTTTTTGGCATGCGCAGAGGGGACAACTACGGAGTTCATCTGATTTGCGGCCGTCACCCATTGTGGGTTGCAGCGATCAGTCTCTATTGCTGCTGTTATCCCTACGTTATGCTTAGCGAGATTAGCCCACTCATTGGGGAGAATAACCTGGAAGGAGACGTCTGCATTAGGAATTTCTCCCCCTGAATACTTAAATATTTTTTGTATCAGGCCATCTTGCGCGTCGCCGTTCACGAACCACGTCGTATCACCCCACGGAACACACTGGATGGTTAGATCAATCTTTTTTTCGTCAGCAAGATCAATGAGCCATCGAGCAACTTGTCTACTGTGAACTCCATAACCGCTCTGCGTGAGGGCAGGAGCTCTTAAGATAACTTTTTTCATGTGCCCCTCATCTCTTTCATTCTCCACGGTGTATAGATTTTTTCTCTATTGTTTTTCCAGTCATCAATGAGTTTCGTTAGAGATTCATCCCAAAGATCAATCGTAGTACCAAGTGAAAACTCAGACTTAACATATTCCCGGGATTTTTGTCCCAATTTTTGTCTTCCTTCAGGGCCTTCTTCATACATCTTCATTAGAGCCGCTGCTGTATTTTCGTTTGTGCAGTAATCCTCATAAATATAAGGAACCATCTGGCTTCCAACTAGAGACCTGCAATCAGGTTCTAAAGCAAATCCATTCTCTGATCCATCTCGGTGATCTACTACCTGTCTAGTCAATCCGCCGGTCTTGAGTGCAATGATCGGGTTCCCGCACTGCATCGATTCAAGAGTAGACAATCCAAAGCCCTCATTAAGCGATATATTGATGCAAAAATCAGAAATATTGTGCAAAATATTCATATGCTCAAACTCAATTCGCTGAGATGATATGAACACATTATCCTGTATCCCAAGCAATTCCATTGTGGTATAAAGATTAGGTCCTTCTATATCGTTAGGATCTGTGTGCATTATCAGGGTTGCCTTCTTATGGCCATGCTTCTTCTCTAGCTCATCTAGGAATAATTTCCATGAGACAAGAAGATCATTAGGTCTCTTTCTCTTGGCATTTCTATTGATCCAGATTCCAGTAAAATGATCTACTCTGTCTTCCCCTAGTAGTTGTTTCTTGTGCATTTTAATAGCAGATTCCTCTAGCGGAAAGAAGACATCTTCTGGTAGAGAGTGGGGAATGAAGTTAGTTTTTCCAGGATATCGATTGCTCACCAGCTCATACGTCTTATAAGAGTGACAATTGATTAAATCTGTTGACTGGTAAAATACACTATTAAATTCTGGGTATGGATCATTATCCCAGACATGCCAGTAAGCTATTGGACATACCTGATGTATTTCATCTTCCATCTGCCAGACCCAGACAAAAAATCGGGGATCAGTAAATAGAAGCAAAACATCAGGTTTCTCCACTGCCAAAAGTTGTCTAAGTGTATCCCTGTCCCCAAAGCCATCTACGGGCTTAATCACAATTTCTGTGTGGGGTGATGATATATCGTAGCTCTCATGTTTAATGGCAGCTCCAAGCTGCCTAATAGTCCACGTCCCTTTATTAGCTAGGCCTAGCGCCAAAAATCTAGATTGGCAACCAACCCCTGACGTACTGAGCATATGATCGCTCAGCATTAGAATTTTCTTTTTTTGCATAGGATCCTCAGATTTGCATGTCATCATACACAAACATAAATGTTTTATAAAAAATCAGGAACCGGTGCAGCGATCTGTGCCTTTAAACTCACACCAGCGGCATGCCGAAAAGTTTTTAGGGAAAAATCCTTTTCTAACTGCTGCTAGCATGGACCTTACAACCTTTTTGGCTTTTTCAACATTCGCAGGTGATCCTGACACTTCTACCAGTTCGCAGCGCTTCCCATTCTTTCCATCACGCTTCAGGAGAACAAATCCTATCTTTACATCCACAGGATCTATGTTGTGTTTTTCCGCCCAAAAATTCTTATAAAGTAAGAGTTGCATCTGGTAATTGAAATCCTGCTTCTTTTGCGGTCTCCATCCCCAGCCGGCTGTCTTCCAGTCAAGAAGCCATACCTTTGGCTTGCCGCTCTTGTTCTTATTGATAATAACTGCATCAATAAAACCCTTAAACAGCATCTCATCATCCTGGATGGATTCGTAGAGGTCTTCCTCGGAACGGACACCTTTCCACCCAGGGAAAGTCTCATCTAAGAATCTGGGGACATCCTCGAGTATGTCAGAGGCTATCTGTTTCCACTGTTCGCGTTCGGGTGAATACTTGCAGAAGCCATTAGCCTCAGTATAGGCTGTGATCGCTTCTTGATTCGCATCCCAGTAATCATCAATCTCTTTGAATGCAAAAGATTTATCCATCTCTCTATTGTCAATGTAATCCTCGCATGATGCATGAACACCGGTGCCGAATCCAAGATAGGGTGAAGCTTCAAAAGAACCAAGCTTATCAATGTGAATAAGCTTATGCCGATAGGGGCATTCTTTCCAAGCGAAAATCTCAGAAAAAGAGATGTGAGGTTTGCCTGTGGGAAATATCATGTGTTCAAGTACTTCTCTACTAAAAAGTGAATCTTTGCATCAACGTTATGCTTCCGAGAATCATCACCCATGAGGATCCTTTGTCGAATTGAAGTTACTGACATAATTCTGTCAGGGGCGGAGGCACATGTGCATTGCTACCAAAAGGTTGTCGGCTCTCGATAAGCATTGCTCTTCTGGACATTTTTTCTCCGGTGATTATTTATAACACCCGCGGCCAGGAATTTACATTCTACTTTCTAGAATGATATCAATGATCATCAATGCAGTATTTTGCGGGTCGATTGATATTAATGTCTAGTGAGGGGTGAGTGCAGGATCAAGAGGCTCTTTTAGTAGATGCTAATTGCATCCTCAAGGCGGTAGCTGGGTGACCAGCCTAGAATCTGCGTTGCCTTAGAGATATCAGCCATAGTCTCTCGGGCTTCACCGGATCGTGACAATATGTAGGCCTTTTTTCCACCTACTAAATCTGCAACCTGATTTATGGAATAGTTTCTACCTGTCCCAATATTAAAGAGCCCGTGATACACCTTTGATTCTGCAGCCATAAGATTTGCGCGGACGACGTCCTTGATATAAGTGAAGTCTCTGCGCTGTTCCCCATCCCCCACGATAGTCAGAGCCTCTCCTGACTCTTTCATCCGCTTAAAGAGTCCCACAACTGGTGCGTACTGGCCTTTAAGTGGTTCCCTTGGACCATACACATTAAAGTAGCGTAATGTGATTGTGCTTAATCCGTATAGATCTGAGAACATCTTGCACAGCTCTTCACCCTGCTTCTTAGAAAGAGAATACGGGGTCAGGCAATCAGGTACCATATCCTCGTGGTGGGGAGGTTTATTCTTATGACCATAGCAAGAAGAGCTACTAGAATAGATGACTTTTTTCACCCCGCTGTTTTTGGCGTGACTGAGAACTTTGCTGGTTCCGTGCACATTGACATCAAATGTACCTGACGGATCTTCGATAGTCGGTTGTATTCTAGAGCGGGCAGCTAAATGAAAGACAATATCAACTCCGTCGTAGAGAGATGAAGTCGAGTCATCACAAATATCAAGCTTATGATAAGTTGCATAATCAAACTTATAGAACTCATCATTCTCGTTAGCAGTCTCATTATCGATGACAATTACTTCAGCGCCTTGCAACAAAAGTTCTTCAACAATGTGCGAACCAATAAATCCGCATCCTCCAGTGACTAATGCTCTCATTAATCCTCCGACACTGCTCTTCCGGGCATCTTTTCCCAGTCGCGATGTCTGGCCTCTCTTACTTCTAGATTCTTCTTCCACACTGCTTTTAGAACTGCAGGATCTACGTCATTTTCTCTTGCTAGAAACATAAGTGCATTAATGTCCTTTGGAAAGCAGTGCCCTCCGAACCCGCAAGAACCGTCAGGGCCGGGAGATGATAAGTGCGACCTCCCAATCCGGTCGTCATACAATGCGTATTCGACCACCTTGTCATAATCTATATCCATAGAGTCGCATACTTGCTTGACCTCATTTGCAAAGCTGACCTTAGTTGCTAAAAAGCAGTTGATAAAATACTTTACCATCTCAGCAGTACGAGATCCCGTCTTAATAATAGAGGCTCTAGGAAAAGCTTTGCTAAACATTGACTTTACAGTCGAGGTCGCAGGTCGGCTTCCTCCCAGGATGATTCTATTCTGATTCTTAAAATCATCAAAAGCATTAGCCTCCGTGAGAAATTCAGGACTGAATATCACATCGCAGTTCTGTGACGTTTCAGTGTCTAGATTGTGCGTTGTGCCAGGGGGAACTGTTGATTTGATAATGATAATCTTTTTTCCAGAATTTATCCTGTTCGATAAGTCGTCGATTTCCAAAACAGCTTTTTCTAAAATACGAGTATCACACTCTCCAGACGGTCGCATAGGGGTCGGTAAGCATACAAAGATAATGTCAGAGTTTTTCACAAGCTCATCTATCGTATCTGTAGCGAAATCTTCTGCTTTGGCAATGTCAAAAGTGTGCAAAGCATAAAAGCTTCTCAGTCCTTCTCGGATAGCACTGCCTACGAACCCTTGCCCAACGATTCCAATATTCATAAAAATGCTCCCGGAATAAGATCTTCCTCTGTTAGAACGATGTCATCTGGTATATCCTGAGTGGCGTGCGTCCCTAGGATCTGTTCATAATGCTTTGGTGAAATCCCTGTTCCCGGGCGCTTACACCCGATGTTGTCTTCAGTGAACACCTCTCCTTTTTTAATAAGACGAAGAGAGACAATGCTCCTTCTTGCATACATTCTAGCGCGCTCTTCACTCTCTGTGCACTTCTTTACTTCAGTAGTGCCCAACAAGGTGTAAGCGAGCTTCATCAGGCTGACTACCTCTCTGACTTCAGATGGATCTACTGACAGCCAATGATCTGCGCTCTTTTCTAGTGTCTTATCCACAGTATAATGCTTCTCTACAACATTGGCACCGAGCATCAGTGCAAAAGATGGTGTCTCCACTTCCCTAGTGTGATCTGATAGACCATACGCATACTTTTTACCGAACCTCTCTGTAATTGATCTTATCATGGCGAGATTGATCTGGTCAGTATCTGTTGGGTACTTAAGGTTGCAGTGCATAATCACGATCTTGTCAGTACCTGCATCTTCTAACGCACTTACTGCCTCTTGGATCTCCTCTAGAGAAGCTGCTCCTGTTGAGAGCATGACGATCTTTCCCTTTGATCCTACTCGTCGTAGCAGCGGTATGTTAGTCACATCACAGGAAGCGATCTTATAGGCATTAATTCCTACCCTGTCTAGATAATCTGCTGCGTCGTTGTCAAACGGGGTAGACATGAACTCAATACTGTAGTGATCACACATCCGCTTAAGTTCTGCGTGCTCATCTTCACCGAAAGAATCAAGGTGGGAATAAGAGTCAAACTGCGATCCCTCTTCCTCAAGCTCTCCCTCCCAGTCCCAAAATCTTGGAGCATCTTTAGTGCAGAGGTTGGCTGCTTTGTAGGACTGAAACTTTATAGCGTGAGCACCTGCTTCTGCAGCCTCTCTAATAAGCCGCTCTCCGAGCTCAAGTGAACCCAGGTGATTCACACCAGCTTCAGCGATGAAAAAAGGTTCTCCTGACCGGAGCGACTTCCACAGGTTGTCAACTTGAGACATGCTTGCCTTACTTTGTTCTCTCATTAATTTATCCTAAACGTGGGGTACATGGACTACTGCACCTCCGGTGGCTAAGTGCTTTGCTGCTATCTTATCAAGAAGATCTTGCGGCACTCCTATGTTTTTGCCGGCAGTATTAAGATCGCCAGCTTTCAATGGCGTTGCGCCGATGCACATGATGATATCAAATTTTTCATCTTCTGCTAGTATAACCTCAAAATTCTCAGCCTTCGCCATTAAAAGACGAGCGTTAGCGTCAGGTAAAATATTTTTGATCATCTTATGAGTAAGGTTTAAGTTATCTGATTTCTGCATGGCGGCGGCGCTGAGCAGGCATGTCATTAGCACTCCGGCGAAGAAATTGGAAAATTCTACGCTTGCAGGAATTAGAAGATTTTTGTCGAAGACTTCAGTTAAACTCCACTTATACATACCCTCTCTAGAAAACACAATGTCTGCAGCCGGCTTCAAGGTGGTCGCGGAGAGCAGCCCGAATAGACCTTCAGCGGCTCTAGCTGAAGTAGCCAAGTCAAACAAATCTATTCCTGTGAATTTTGTGACATTATACTTGTTTAGAATTGGCCAATATGCACAGTGACCACACCCGATATCAAGAACGCTAATATCTTTTTTTCCAGCGTGGCTTTCGACAAGCAGCTCTCTCAATCTTTTTGAACTCTCCCACACTACATCCCATCTTGCTGCCAAATCAGTGCTCATTGACCACCGACTAAAAAGAAAATTTTCAATCGAAATGTTGCTAAGCTGTCGCCCATGGAGAATATAACTTATAAGGCGCCCCTCATGGTTGTCTAAAAAAGCATTCATTTGAGCCCGGATGTCCAGAATTTCTTTTCTTGATAGTCCGTGGTCCGGGATATCTTCTAATTCACTCATCTTTTATCTCTTCCCGAGGCTTAAGTTTTTTATCGATTTCATTCTTTAACAATTGACGTTGCTCTGCGTGGGATGAAAGGGAACCTTGGCGCTTACAATACCTGTAATAAGGTAATCTTAATCGGTGACCATCAAAGTTTTTAATATAACGCAGAATGAGATCATAGTCTTCTCTGTTTCTGAGTGTCTCATCGTAAAAACCGACTGCGTCTAGGTACCTTCGCCTAAACATCACTCCGGCACCGTGATCAAGAAGCTTATCAAGTGTATTAATTTCTTGCTTACGACTCAAATCTTTCTCAACAACAATCTGGTCACAGTAAACAAACCCGATATCGTCATTCCACTCTAATAGCTCTCCCATAGTGTGCAAGAAATTCTTATTGATGTAATCATCTCCGTCAACACGAACTACATACTTTCCGCTAGAAGCAGATATTCCCTTATTAGATGCTGCAGATACACCACCATTCTTTTCGGACTTGATAGCGGTAATCAATCCTGAGAACTGTGATATGACATCCCAAGATCCGTCGGTGGAACAGTCATCTACTACGATAATTTCATACCTATCGTCTGGAAGAGTTTGATTGATGCAGCTGTTGATTGCTCGACTAATGTATTTTTCGAGGTTATAACAAGTAATGATTACACTGACTAGCACATCGGGGCTCTTTTCCATCTTATGCTTTTCTCATCATCTTAGCCTCAATGACTCTTATATCGTCTATTGTATGCACATCAAGATAGTTTGTTGACACAACTCCTTTATATACTGAGAGTGCTTTTTGGTTTACACACTTTCTAAGCATCACGTGTATTGCGGCATCTTCGATACCTTCCTCATCAACAGTGAAAACTTCCCAAAGGTTGTGATCCTGCAATTTTTGTATGCACTCATCAATCTTCTCAGATGTCACCTGCGGGGAGTTTGCTTGCACTCTTATCAACACATCAAACTCATTTCCCGTTTCACTCTCAGACCATTCTAGAGCATGTGAGAGCACATCTTGTGTCCAAGCGTGATCTTCTGCTAATGCAGGAGGTCTGTCAATGATTTTTGCCCCATACTCGAGCGAGACTCGTGCTATCTCATCATCTTCAGTTGAAACATAAATGTTATCTGCATTGATGACCTTGCTATTCTTACAAGCCTCAATAGCGTAGCTAATCAGAGGACGACCGAAGAGAGGATAGATGTTTTTTCGAGGCAGTCGCTTACTGCCTCCCCGGGCTGGGATGACTACAAGTATCTTCAAAGCTCTATCACCTTCACAAACTTATCTCCGGCCTGTGAGTGACCTGCCGCGGCGATCATGGCAGTATTTTCTTCTATGCCGATCTTGCACGTGAAATTTTCACCCTCTTGTTTTATGTCGCCGGGAATGTACTGGAACTCTCCTGTATTCGTGAGCGTGAAAACAAAAAGGTTTTGCTGGTAAGGGCGAGATGAGAAGCTAAAGATGGCTTTCCCAGGATTTAACTCATAGCCAACTTCTATCTTTTCCGAAGTAATTTGAGCTACGTCTTGCAGAGCAGATTTAGCATCGCAATAAGAAAAAGGAATGTTGAATTTCTGAGAAGACTTTTCTATCATTTCAATAACACGATGTGTTTCAGGTCTCATGTCTCTGTGATCGTGGCTGAAATATGACAAAAGCACGGGCTTGTCAAAAGATTTAGCATAAGAAAATGCCTCATCGACTTGCCACTGCTCCAACCGATGCAATCTTGACTCTAGATCAACTGATCTGCCTATCATTCTTTTCATGTTCCCTGGCTGAGTTAGGTCATCTACGTGCGGGTGATAATATCCCCAGTGAGAAGGAGCCCCATACCAATTGAAATCAAAGATATTCGTGGTGGGGACAGACCTATGAGAAACCCTATTGGAAAAATCAAACATAAGATTCTTCTCAAGCCAGAGAGAGCAACTATTATCTTCAATAGTTCCTCCCGCCCTAAAGACCTCGGGAAAGTCATTTCGCTCTAGGGCTCTCCGCCCCAGAATCTCATAGTGAATATCTGAATTTTCCCAATCATCACTCCACTGATCGCCGATGCCGCTTTTAGGAGGTTGGTGGTAGTGCCAGTGAAAGAAATCATAAGAGGTGTTCAGGGATTTAATGTTGTCATAGGTGTCATGAAATTTCTGGATTCTATTTTTAGGATTGGTTTTGAAACCCATGAAATCCATGATAAACCAATTATAAACGTAAGGGTTTCCCGAAGAATCTGTGTTCTTATTTCTAAAGTCATCACAGGTGAGCTCATGAAGAGATGCTTTGATATCTGCCCAGTTGTCCATGAATTCCTTAGAGCCATCAGGACGACATCGAACATCACCTCCTATGGGACCTTCAGTATCAATACAATGAACTACAAGGACTTGACCTTGTTCAGAGAAGCCAGCCATACTTGATCATCCCTCTTTTACTTCCCTTAGAAACGTGAAACTCATACACGTCATCTATTAAAGAAAATCTCTTCTTTATGAATTGTAAGAACTTAGAATCAAATTTACACTCAAACCTGTTTATTTCCAATCTTTCCTTGAGCACAATAGATAAATCGGATCCGGCGGATGCAAGAACATTCAAGTAGCTAAGTAACAAAGGAAATCTCACGTGATCAAAGCTATAGTAATCAGAAATGCTAGCTTTGCCACTAATATTAGGAATACAGACTACACACGTTTCGGAAAATGCTTCCCAAGCTAAAATGCAAGCTGACATGTAATTCTTTGCTACTTGATCAAGGTCAATGTTCTTGTAATTTGCGCGAAGATCCTCAGTGCTTATTCTGCTAAACTCATAGCCTGTAAGTTTCTCCACATTTTTAATCGATCGATCTGCAGATTTTAAGTATAAAAGAAGTTGCTGGGGAGCGATGCTCTTTATATCTAAGCTTTCAAGTAAAAGGATTCTCTCCGGAAGCCATTCGATCACCTCGACTAAGTCAAAGTATTGCTCGTTATTTTCGCTGATCTCAATATTTTCACCCTGCAAAAAATGGAGGCTAAAATTCTCGATGAGTCGAATTTGAGGCATTACTTTTCGAGGCATAACAATTACATTACCGCCCATCAAAAATTCTTCAGTATCTGGGCTTATGTAGGGTATGTCATCGACTACTACAAAGTCTAAGTCAGATATACCAGGATGACTTACCTCACCTGCTAAGAAAATTGTGAGATCAGGATTATCGCGACAAAACTTATCTTTCGCGTCCTCATAATCTTTCTGAGTTTTTCCCTCAAGTGTCAAGGTGATCCTCCAGCATCTTGGCGAACCTTGATCCCCGGGCTAAGTAATTCATACCTAATATATTTCTCACTTCGTCGGGGATTGTATCACCATTAAAGTAACTACTTTTCCACGATGATCTGACCCTTGAGGATGATTCTAAGATCTCCAATTGCTCGACGCTGAAGTGTGACCTTATCTTTTCATAAGAGTCTTCCTTCCTGCAGTAATCTCCCCTAAGATTAAACCACAGTGTCGGAAGAAGCATAATCACACATAAAAAGTACTTGAGCTGGTACATTGCCTGGTTATCTTTATAGTTTTCGAGGAGATATTTTCCATCTTTCGCATGATGTTTAAAGATGCCCGATTGTCCTCCATCCGACAATGTCGATACTATCCCGTGAAAACGAGCGCGCTCCTCTGCTGAAGAATTGCACTTCCCGATCGGTAGTATTTGACTTCCCAGCAAGCACTTACTATCTCCCAGGAGATTCACGGGCAAATAAAGATTGGGGAAAGATAACAGCTCCTTCTGGTGGATGAAGTGAATCCCATGGTGCTGGTAGGGATCCAAAAGTCTCATCATTTGGCCCAGCTTTAAACATAGCCTGTAAGTTTTTTGTCTATTTTCTTTTTGCAGAGAAGATGCCTTGAGAACAGCTATTGAATCAAAGTCACTCCACCCCTCAACGATATTAAGGTCAGCACAGCTACCATGTATTAGAAAATGAGAGAAAACATCAGATAGTTCAAGCTCTCTTTTCATGTCAATGATAGGTCTTAAAAGAGGGGTGTCATAATCCGGCGCCTTGAATAACTGCAAAGTGATATCCTGACTTTTGCCTTCTACTTTCCATTCACTATAAGATGCCTCGAGATGGTCTACAAACATGTCAAAGATGAACCCGGGATTGTCTTTAAGACTGGGATCTTTATCCTGGAACAACCAGTTTAAAAGACTATTTCTTGTCGTTTGTAACTTCGTGAGTCTTGGCATGATCCGTCTCTATCAAATCTAAGATCCTGGCTGCTGCACCTTCGTGCTTGCCTGGAAAATAATTTTCCTGGAACTTTTTCCAATCTTTTTTAGTGCTCAGCAATCCCTCAAGTTTTTGAACGAGGGCGTCGGTATCCATCTCATCGGACTGCAATACATCACAGTGCCTTCCATCAAAAATATCACCGCTGTAATAAAGATCGTGAAGCTTCTGGATTCCAGGTGCGTGTATCCTGTCAGTATGAAGCTGCTTTTGAAAGTCAGGTGCTAGGCACAAATAGGGCGTCTGTAAAAATGCAAGCTCATTAACGGCTGACGAGCAAAAATGAATAACAGTCTGAGAGCTGGCATATAAGAGGATGTGGCTTAATACATCAGTATCGCTGACTACTTTATCAAAGCTTACAGACTTCTTAAAATCCCGATGATATTTCTGTCGTGATTTTAAAACAAGTTCGTAACCATTTTGATTACACCATTCTCGAAGCTTGAAAAGTATAACTTCTACATTCTTAGCAAGGGAAGGTTGCTTGATGTATAGACTGTTGTGAGGTGCCAAAAAAGTGATCTTTTTAGAATGGTCAGTAAAATCTGAAAAACTTGTAAGAAATTCGAACCAAGGGCTTCCCGCGCATATCAGATTGGGAAAAGAAGATAAGTTAGAAATGATCTCCTTCGAATAGCCAGTGTTACAAAATAGTGTCGCGCCACTTTTGAAGTCTTTTACTTGGTTATAGATCTCATTCCAGCAGTACTCTAAGCTGTAATTTAATTTTTCACTGTTCTGGTAAAGCTGTCTCCACCCTGAGTTGAAAAGATTTATTCCGATCACAGCATCATAAAGATCCCGGTTTTTCGCAACCCGCTGGATAAGATTGGACTTGTTAGGATCTTGCACCCATTGTAGATTCGAAAATTGAGCTAGCTTTGGTTCGACCTCTAAAAGCTCACCTAAGTTTTCAGGATTAAAATTGCAGAAAAGTGAACACTCATGTCCGCGGGATAAAGACTCATATAGAATCCCAGCAATTAACTGGAAAGTCTGCTCTTTATCAATGATTATTGCTAATCTCATGGTTGGGATTTTTCTAAAATACCTAATTTGGTCCCAAGCGAGATCATCTGCTCGTTTGAAACTGGAAGCTCTTGTTCTTTTCCGCCTGCTGCTTCTAGGAAAAAGGTCTCATATTCCTCTTGCGATAGCAAACGATTAACGTGGAGGCTATCGTCATTGATAAACGCAACGGGATATTTCATTAAATTTCTGTAATATCCCGCATCAAGTGCCCTATCCATGTACTCATCTTCTGCTTGTCTGCCCCTCTTATAATCATATGGACCTAAGCTTTCGTAAACATCTCTTCGCATCACATGATAGTCGGCATATCCTTTGTGATAGGAACGAAAAATTTCTGGATTATCCTCGTGTAGAGACATCCTATTGTTTTCCTTAAAAAATCTGTATGCAGGTTGAGCAAAATGCACCACACATCCGGCAGACTTATCGCTATCCAAATGTGCAATACTTTTTTCAACCCAGTCTGATCTCACTAAGAACAGATGGTCATCAGGGCAATCTATAAAATAATTTCCTAACGCTATTTCTCTGGCTTGAATTTTTGCAAACCTAAGGCAGCTGGGATAGTCGTTTTCTGGATTTAAAATGTAGCGGTAATTTTGACATGGCGGCTCAAGATTTTGGATGTAATCTTTAACTTCGAGGTCAGTAGATCCATTATCTACGATGATCAACTCTAGCTTAGACATATCGTAAGTGGAGGATTGAAAAAATGAGTCAATGCATGCACGAAGGCGTTTCGGCCTATTGTAAGAGGTAACATGTAAGGTGACTTCAATTTCAGACATCATCTACTCGAAGTATTCCACATCTATCTACTAGCCTCACATAGCTAAGATTCTCTCTCTGACTTAAAAGTTCACAGACTGCCCAGGGACCACCATCACGTGCAACATACTGGGGATCTGGCTCTATGTTATTTGAAGCATTATGAAACACTAAGTATGACCCTTTTTTGGCATTTAATAGGCACGCGTTGGCATCAGCTAATGCCTGCGCATAAGAGTGGTTTCCATCAATAAAGAATACGTCACACTTCTCAGGAAGTGTCTGTGGTATTTCATCAGATCGACCTTTGTGAAGACTGTATTTTATGGCTCCCATATCATTCAGTGACGCTTCCAGGCCTTCTTTGGAAGCCACATTTAAAATATTCCACTTGTTATAAAGATCATGGGTCTGCTCAGTCTGTGGCTCTCCTTCTAAGTCTTCAAAAAGATCAATGCCGAACATATGAAAATCCTTCTTGTTGTCTCTAAGCCACTCATTTATAAGATTAAAGTTGCCTCCAAAATACACCCCGATCTCACAATAGCGCGGGCTATCAAATTCATTCAAGCATGCCAAGATCGAAGCAGTCTCATCAGGCGTGAGATCTGTACGAGTTCCGGCTAGCTTAGCACGAAGGGCTTCTTCCGTGTCAACGCCAAACATTTTAAAAGCTAAGGGCGCATTAAACATATCTTTGTCTCCATTTTATCTGAGCTTTCACAGCTCTTTCACAATCAAATTAGTATCTATACCTTGTTCCACAAAAATTCTCTCAAGATGGGACATGTCGTCGCAGTGAAGAAATTTTCTCCCAGGATCGAAGTTCACTGATGGGAGCGTTCGATGGGGAATTTTGTCTTCATATCTATCATCTTTTCTATCAGTGGGTAAGACCTCACACTCTTTCATGTCTGAGTAGATGTAAACTTTATCTTCTGGGGTAACTTTTTGAACCAGATTAGAAAGTATGCCCTCAGAGCACAATCCGAGTGCCACGAGACCCTGGACATACTTTAGCTGTTCATCATCATCTGAATACATTTGCGACTCCCTGACATGTTGAGAATTTATGACGAAAAAGTGATCGTCAAGGTCGCCATCTGGTACCTTTGCACCGCAGTAATCTTTCCAGAATCCTCGTGCTGCAAACAGATAATCGTTTTGATCCATGTGGTCGATTATCGTCAAGATACTTTCCGGATCTAGGGCAAAGGCATCACCATGCCAGTGAATAACATAGTCAGACTTTTCTGCAGCAGCAGTTACTGACTTCTTTATAGTATCATACTGTCGTAGACGCAGTGCCGGCTTTCCCGTCACTGGAATATCCCATCCGGCGACTAGATTATCAATGTTAAGCTTGCTTAGTTTTTCAAAAGTCTCAGGATCGTTACAAGAAACCGCAACGTAGGGCTTTATCTTCTTCCAGAGATGCTTAAAAACATTGAGATTAGTCGCAACAAATGCGCCTTTATTATAAACTGATATCGCTATTCCTATTTTGTATGTCATGTCAACCTTGATTAATTCATAATTGATTCGATCATCTTTCTTAGATGATCCTTGTCGTTTCTCTTAATGTTTACGGAACTGCATGCCGGATAAGGATTAGAATCCGCAAAATCATTAACAATGATTCTTCTGCAGTGCATAAGCCCCATAATCAAACGATGATATTTGACACCGCTTCGATGTAGTTGATCTTTTGTTGTTTTCTCAAATTCTTGCCCTCGTGATGTGGTTAGAATTATTTCTACATTACCCGAATCATATAGCTCATTAATAACATTCTTATTTGGAATTAATGCACCAGTCTCCCCCCACTTGGGGGAAAAATACTTTCCGGAATTCTTTACTAGTACCCCGTCAATATCCAGGAATATGGTTGCAAAGGAGGATTTATAGCTATTCCAATCCTTAAGTGTTCCCCAGTCAATATAGTTTTGGGATTCGTGTGTTACAAAAAACTTTCCCTGTAGCGTTAGATAAAAAATAAGATGTGAAAGATAAAGAGACTTGTTGTCCTTTAAGTTGTCATATGCATCTATGAAGTCGCTCGATGATCGGAAGGTGTACCCACCACAGCAGAACTCAGAAGAAATAATCTTCTTCTCAATAATGTTTGTGACAATTCCTTTCTCATTCTTAGACACATAGCTTTTATTTCCAGGATTTACGTTATCCATATCTTTAAGATTGAACGTGGTCACAGAATTTTGATCATCTACGTTGGCTTCAAAATAATTGTCCGAGTCTTTTATGTAGAAGGGGCCACTGATTCCTTCAGATTTGAGAGTCACATAGACTGTCTCTGGCTGACTGGACGTGGGTGTATCTAAAACTACTAAGTTAAGCTTATGAAGAAGATTTTCTTCCTTGAAGGCCGCTTTAATTCCATCGGTGCAATTGTATTTTTCCAAATGCTCCTGCAATACTATGAGATGTATTTTATCAAACTTTTCAAGAGGTAAGCCTCGAATAGCAGAAATTACCATAAGGCTGCCATCAGGTTGAGTAAGCAACCACTTGGGTCTCATGTTAGGAAATCGGCTGGATCTACCTGCTGCTGGAATTATTAAGTCCATTGTGACGTCATTTCCTTTAATTTTTGGGTCACATTCGCCTTAATGGGCTTTTGCTTAGCATACGGTAGAATTCGAAGATAGTTCATAACCTGGAAAGCTTCATAGTAAGCTTCATAAAAATCATGTTTTTCAAAGTACTCAACAAGCTTTCTATCTAAATATCTCATTAACATCCTGTATCGGGTGACATCATATGACTGTCTACACATCAACGCTGTCCAATTATACAGCGTATCCTGTCTTATTTTTACCATATCTTGCAGAGGTGTTTCATAAAATGTATCTAGAAAGTCAATAAAGCAGACACGATTCGATTTGTCAAATAACATGTTAGAAAAAGTGAGATCACCGTGGCAAACACCCACGGGAATCACAATTTCTGGAAGATTTGAAAAATATCGACGTATGAGAGTGAAATCCACTGGATCATTTGTGATCTTTTTCTCAACACTGTTAAGCTTTTCTAAGAATCTAGGCTTGTCAAATACTTCAAGACGACTATTAAAAATAGAATGATTTAAAAAACATATAAGAGAATCCACAAGAGTATCAATCTGGCGGATATCACAGTTATCAAAAAAAGTAATAGCGTCTTCACCGTGGAAAAAATCCATAGTGAAGAATTTCTTATCAATAGATACTACTTCTGGAATAACTAGCTCAGAAAAGCCGGATAATCTATCGCTGAATCTATTTTGCTTTTCTGCTTGCAATCTCAGTCTTTGATCGTAATGCTTTCCAGGAGAAGACTTCTTAACAAGAGTTCTCTCCTCCTCGGCAAAAACAATAAGCTTACATCCTGAGTGTCCTTTAATATTGAACATACTGCCCTAATCATCATAGCACAACAGCAATTCTACTTTGTTATCTTTATCAAGTTGAGATAAAGCACATCAATAGAAGTACCTAGAAAACATTTAATTGCATCAGCCGGGGTTTCTACGATAGGTTGGCCGGCGACGTTGAAACTGGTATTTAAAAGTACGGGTGTTCCTGTAAGGCGATGGAAATGAGTCAGCATACTATGGAAAGGCTGGTTGTACTCTGTCACTGTTTGCATTCTTGCCGTGCCGTCTACATGAATAACAGCAGGCACTTCTTTCTTGGCTCGATCAGTTCCCTTCGCTACAAATAGCATAAAATCGCTTTCATCAAATTCAAAAAATTCAAGGGCATGCTCACTCAAAACTATAGGTGCAAAAGGCCGATAAGCTTCTCTAAACTTAACTCTTGCATTGAGAACATCTTTCATTTCTGCTGTACGAGGGTCCACGACAATACTTCGATGCCCCAGAGCTCTTGGTCCGAACTCCGATCCTTCATTAAAAATTGCTATGATCTGTTGGTCAGCAACTGTCTCTGCTATATCCCTGCCCAGAGTATCAATGTCGGAGAACTGCTCATATTTGATACCGAGTTCATTTGCTGCCTTGATGCAGTCATCAGTAGAATACGGATAACCAAGAAAGTCATTTTTAATACGATCCTGGGTATGTGGGTCAACAGTATTACTATAATAAAGCGGCCCCCCTAGACCGTGTCCCCCATCATGACAGGCGGGAGGAGCAAAAGTAGACTTATAAACTCCGGATCTTCTAATAAGGCCGTTTAAACAGCTATTAAGTGCAACGCCTCCTGTAAGACATAAATTATCGCCGGATGTTTCTGATTGCAATCTTTTCACATAATGTAGTCCTGCATCTTCCACAGACTGTTGCGCGCTTGCCGCTAAATCAGTATAAAATCGATCTTGGTCATCAGTAAAATCCCACTTCTTCTTCGGCGCTCGCTGCATAATACTGGATTGCTTAGTACCGAACAAGCTGGCATAAGGTTCAAGCCCAGTATAGACCACCTTATTAGTATTCTGATATGTTGCAGCATACATGTCATCCTTCTGTATCAACATTCGAAGATTCTCTCTCGGAATACCGTAGGGTGCTAATCCCATTACTTTTCCTTCACACCCATCTGATCTATCTCCAAAGATTCTATTCGTAGTATTGGAGTAGACATGCCCTAAACTGTGGGGGACTCGGTAGGAGAACATTCGAGTGTACTTATGATTATCAACACGATATCCCACGACTACCTCGGGTGGAAATCCGCATCCTGCACCATCATAGGATAAAATATCACATGAATCATATCCTGAGAGATTATAAGCATATGCAGCGTGGGAAAGCTGGTGATTTACAAATACGATTTTTCCCTTGAATCCCTGCCCTTGAATAAATGTCAGAAGCGTATTATAATCGGGCTTAAGATTTCTCTCTATTACTTCATCCACAGACTCTACAACATACATGTCCCGATCTTTTAGTTCGTCGCCGAGCGGCATCATAGTAATTGTAGCTGCATCACAGTCCGGCACATCAAAATCAAATCCTCGAAAAAGATATTCTAGACCTAGCTCCATGGGATGTTGAATTCTGTCTGTGTAATAAGGATAGTGTTTTATTCTATTCAGTCTCTCTTCTTGAATTGCACGAAGAGGTTTTCCATCTTTTACCAACCCCCACCCACTGTGGTGTTGCGACGGTAGTCCTAAAATCAACATCTTTAATCCTCTTATCTTTTCTTAAACTTAGTAAATCAAATCTGACATGTCAGGATTTCTTTCAAAGAATTTTTTATATTCTTCTTGTAACATTCTGGTAAGCCCGTACTTATCATTAAACCCGTACTTAGACTTAAACCACTTAAGACCTTCCTGCCACATTAGTGCACGATGGGTATTGTGCGAATCTGTCTTCATAGCGACATAGTTCTTGTCTGTTAGGTTATACTCTTCTTGATGTGAAGTTTTAGATGTAACAGTAAATGCCCAATCATTAGAAAAAGCTTTCATCATAAGCTCAGTATCGATACCGTAGCCTCTAAAATTTGTTCCATCATAAAGAAAATCTTCATAGACAGAGGGTTCTTTTCCTGAAACTATATCATCGATGCATTCTCTTCTAAACATCCAGCAGATATGAGGAATGGGAATATTCATCGCTTTTGTAATTTGCTGACCTGAAAAACTGGATACTCTTTCACCCCAATTCCAAGTGATCGGTGAGATGATCCCTATTTTTGGATTTTTCTCCATCTCCTCGAGTAAAATTTCAATCACGGGCTCTTCCGGGAGATGTGCATCTCCTGTGGTCATCATGACAAATTCGTAATCTAGGTTTCTTTCAATTATTTCTTTTGCAGTAAAATTAAAGCCCCTACCTACGCGCAAACCATTCACACGAGCATCATCCCAATCGGCATGCAACGTATTGTGTGCAGTTAAATTATCGTCATCAGATCCGCTTTCAACGACATAAAAATCTGTTAAATCTGAATTGTATTTCAGAAGATTCTCTGCGAACTTATTTGTCACATCAGGTAGGTTTCTTTGCAATAAAAAAGTACATGCCTTTTTCATTTCTTGTCTCCGGTATTAAGAATGATTAGCAAGATATTTCTGCAAGTCCTCAGGGGTTCCGAGACCGTGCATCCTATGAACGAAAAAAGGAATTAGTGTCTTATTATCCTGTATCAGCTCATTATACACAGGACAGATATAAAATTCATTATTTACCCTGATATCTTTCTCTATCATTTGCTTAGCATACCGAACAAAATCAGAACCTTTTCTATAATAGTAAATTCCGCATGTAGCAATATCTGAGATTGGATTTTTCTCTGCCACTTCAGTTGCTACTCCTCGAGAATTAACCTTTACAAAACTCCATTTCGGATGGACAGCACGGAAAGAATAAACTAGAGCATCAATAGAACCAAACCGCCTTAGCATATCAAAGTTTTCTTTGCTGTATTCGATAATCTGATCTGAATTTGCAATTAGTAATTCTTCATCGTTGTCAATGTACTTCTCAGCTAAGAGAGCTGTGCATGCTGCACCCTCTGTAAGTTCATCTACTACTACGATAGATGCTCTTCCGTTTGTAACCACATCAAGTAATCCGGTCATCTCATACTTCTCGAGGTGCTCTTTTCTAACGAGGAAAATATAGTGAGCATCGAAATCCAGGTTTTCTACCACACACTGGATCATAGGCTTACCATTCACGTCAATTAGCGGCTTAGGAAAAGTGTAACCTTCTGCCTTGAAGCGAGATCCCTCACCCGCCATTGGAATTAGTATGTTCATGATTCTAAGCTTTCTATGTGTAGCTTCACTGATTCTTTTGTTACTTCTGTAGCATTCGCAACTCTCATGACATGGGCTCCTGAATCTGTTGCAGCCTGAAATCCCTTGTCTGAGTCTTCTACGATAAGCGTTTCAGAAGGTTCACGCTCAAAATATTCCATTGCTGCTAGGTAACCTTCCGGGTCAGGCTTAGGATTAGTTACGTCCTCATTTGTTACTAAGTACTCGATTACTTCTGCTAATTGATTTGTGCCCCTAAGCATAAGGATCGCAGTCCTTCTTATGCTATTGGTAACGCACCCTATCCTTATCCCTGCTTGCTTCAGGTAACCATGAAGCTCCATCTTGATCTCATCAGCACCTGCGTGAAAACACTTGCTTTTTATTACTTCTTCTGTAAGATCTTGCTTTCGATTCCAAACAACGTCATGATCACTTTCATTAAGCCTGCCCTGTTCGGTGAGAATACTAAGCTTCGTCTTTGTAGGAAGGCCATTGAAAGTTGTCTCATGTTCTTGACGGCTTATTGTTGTTTCAGCAATTTCTTGAAGTGCACCATTTAGCGCTTGATAATGCCACTCGCAAGCATCAACAAGAACTCCATCCAAGTCAAATAACACACACTTAATCATTTTGTAACTCCTCCCGGAATTTCATTACCCAGTCACTACAAACACCATAACACATTTTTTCATTTTCGGTAATCATGGGAGGCATAACTGCAATAGAGCGAGAAGTATAAGACTTGCCAGGATAGGTCCATAAAAACGCAGAGGAGGTGAGTGTGAAATCATCAGTCTGGTGCCAAAAACAGTGTACTCCCATTCTAGCCATTTGATGTAAAGCTTCCAAGTTTTTGGCATGACACCACAGTGAAGTATTCTGGAGGAAAATGGGTTGTATCGGATATTGCGGTTCATCGTGACCCAAAAACCACTCGCCATCGACATTCCATACATCCACTTCAACTTCAAATCCTAGCGACAGTGCTTTCTTTATTTGCTGTGGACTATTCTCTGTTTCGGGATCGCGACCCATTAAATTGCCGCGGTGAGAGATAAGAATCATGCTGTAGTCTCTAGCACATTTAAAATATTGGACATGCATTCTTCCCATGAAGAGGGTACAAGATCATTCTTTTGATCAGGTAGATTCTTGATTAAGCTGGTCAGTTCTTCGAAGGTTCTAAAGGCATAGTGTTTTCCTGCGAACTCAGCAGCACCGCCGCCCTCAAAATGAACCAATGTAGGAAGTCCTGCAGCGATGCTCTCTATTACATGATTGGGTCCCGGGTCAAATCGAGAACCGCTAATATAAATGTCATACCTAGAAAGCTCATGACCCAAATCTTTTCCTGACAGCGGTGGTATCAATACCGTGTTACAGAGAGGTCTAGAATAACGCCCAATGTAAGTAAAAGTGAAATCGGTGTTAACACCCACCCAGGCATCTAACGCATCGTAGACGTCAGCTCCTTTCAAGGGATTGTCTGACCAGTGGTGCGTGACAAGATTAATTTTTCCATTTTCTAGCTTTTTACCGGGCTTAAAATGATCCTTGTTAGTGCCGTTATAAACGACAGAAGTTTCATTGCAATTCCACCCTTTTTCAAGATGATAATCTCTCATCCAGCTGGAAACAAAAACGGTATGATCAGTAATCTTGCTACACTCGCTAAGCATCGCATCCACGCCACTAGTACCTTTTCGGGCATCACACTCATTTATGCGATGAACGACTTTGACAGATGGATGGGACTGCTTAAACGCAGAAATTTCATTAATTGAGATTCCCAGATCGCTATAACGAGGATCTTGCATAAAAATAAGATCTAAATCTTCCGAAAAATCATGAACAACATCATGACCTTTTGACCGCATAAAGTCACAAAAGGAGGAGACGAATAAGTTGCCTCCTCCCCACGGACCTAGCACTGGTTTTCTATTGATTAGGATTTTCATACGTCTATTTTGTTAAAAGAACCTGGCCGTAATCAATTTGATCATCAGTATAGCCTCTATCATCAAGGAATATTCTTCTATCTTGGATGATCAACTCTTTGGAATCATCCTCAATTTGATCAATAAGATTTGAGCACTCAATGTCTTTTTGCACTTTTCCGGGAAGGTGGTAGTCATCAAAGAGGAGAAGCTTATTGTATCGATCCTTGCAAAGCTCCCAATCTCTTTTTGTTGCAGCATATGTGTGATCTCCATCAATATAGATGAAATCAAATTTTTCTTCAGTAGTAGGAAGATAATCTTGCGATTTACCCTGGATAAACTGAATCGTTTCAAACCACGCTTGAGGGAAGATCTTCCCTAAATGATTCAGAAAATCTTGGTCAAAGTTAGGGTCGATAGATGCTATCTTCCCCCCGCCGTTTTCGGACATGGCTAAAGCAGCACACATAGTACCATATCCTCTTCCGAAGCCTATCTCTAGAAAAGACTTGACATTGTAGTGCTTGATAAGAGAGTAAATTAAAATTCCGCGTTCATAGTTGGGTCTAAAAAAAGCTCCAACTGATTTATAAAGATCGGAACTTGGATCCCTCTTTTTTTTAGCAGTCACTTCACCGATCTGATCAAAATCTCCGAGATTTAAATCTTCTACCGATATCCCAAGCGATTTAAGCTTTTCATGAATCATCACTTTTTTGATGTTTCCAGTTCTTTCTGGTACAATCAATTCTTGTGATGGCGGAGTGAGATTAGAAAAATCTATAATATTAGCCTTGTTCATGAAGAGCCTCCTAAGAGTTTAATGTCATGGCGGACCATTTTTTCGACGAGTTCTTTAAATGTTGTCTTCGGCTTCCAGTCTAGCTTATGTAAGGCTTGAGAAGAATCTCCTCTAAGCACGTCAATTTCAGCGGGTCGCATGAATCTAGGATCCTGCTTAATGTAATCTTTCCAGTCAGTAATCCCGACGCAATCAAATGCTACATCTAAAAACTCTCTTATGGAGTGAGTCTCTCCAGTTGAGATAACAAAATCTTCTGGATTAACACGCTGCATCATTAACCACATTGCCTCTACATAGTCAGGAGCGTACCCCCAGTCCCGCTTGGAATCAAGTGTTCCGAGAGTGATATGATCAGCTAAGCCTAGATGAATCTTAGCAACACCGTCTGATATCTTTCTAGTTACAAATTCATGACCCCGACGTTCTGACTCGTGATTAAACAGAATCCCAGAGCAGGCAAACAGCTTATACGATTCTCGATAATTCTTGGTAATCCAGTGACCGTAAAGCTTAGCAACCCCATAAGGACTTCGAGGATAAAACGGTGTTGTTTCTTTAGCTGGGTTTTCAACCATCCTCCCAAACATCTCTGAACTGCTGGCTTGATAGAACTTGATATTCTTATCAGTCTCTCTAATTGCCTCAAGCATTCGCAAAACGCCTAATCCTGTGACATTTGATGTGTGTTCCGGGGTATTCCAGCTTTCACCGACGAAAGATTGTGCTCCTAGATTATAGATTTCATCAGGATTGCAATCTTTCAAAACCCTTATAAGGGAGTTTTGATCGGTCAGATCTCCGCTTATAAAAGAAATATTTCCCTCAAGATGCTGTGTGTTTGTCCTGTTCTTAGATGAAGATCTTCTCTCCATACCAAAAACTTCGTAGCCCTTATCAAGCAAAAGATCAGCTAAGTGACTGCCATCCATCCCGTTGATTCCGGTAATTAGTGCTCGCTTATTCATTTATTAATGCTCTCAAACATTCGTAGGTAGTTGTTCTTATGTTCCACTATATTGAATTTTTGAACATTTTTATAATTTCTCTCAACACTTTCTTGATGAGGAATCCAGGACTGATGCGGGATATCAACAATACAGTAAGGATCAAGAACATCGATGGCAATTCCCACATCTCGTGAAATTATGGGAGTTTTAGTTGATGCTGCTTCAAGAATTGCCTGTGGCCCGCCTTCATATCGAGATGCAACAATGTAAAGATCACATGCGTTATACATGGTTGCCAGCATTTCTAAGGATGCTTTCTCAATAAAAGTGTAGGGTATTTTTTCTGCTTCTAATCGATCAATAACGTATTCTCTTCTCCAGCCCCCTAGTAGAACATGAAGATCTTTTTCCTTTTTTAAGCTAGATAAATAGTCGCAGAAGAGATCGGGTCCTTTTTCCAGCTTAGGGTTTCGGGTGCCGCCTTCAGTATCCCGCTGAAAAGACCCAACGATGAACTTTCCCGAAGGTAAGCCCAGGGACTTCTTGCATTCTTCTCGAGGCATTGCTTGCCACGATACCGGATCATACCAGTAACATGCAACAAAAATAGGCTTGCTTGTCATTTGATTTACCAGCGCTGCTGTTTTTCGATTAGGCACATGATAAGCATCAATAAACTGGTCTCTAAAAGCAAATTCTTGATGTTTTTGCTGGGTAAATTTTTCAGGAACAATATGATGAACAGTTAAAACTACCTTCTTAGACTCTAGTAAATGCTGGGGTACCTGATTCCAGCACCACCCTGCAAGCAGCCAGATAATATCTGCTTCTACTATTTCGTCAGTAGAAAAGTCGCTAGTATGTCTCTTCCATTCGTCAGCTATTCGATCACAAATCCAGTTCTCTCTTGGTGCTAATACAAAAATCTTCATAAAGCTATTGACTCCGCAAATTGAATATATTGATCTGCACAGTAATTTATATCTAAATTCGATGCTATGCTGCCGGGTGTCGTCAGGGAAAAGTCCAAAGCCGGAGGCGAGTAAAGCTTAAACGGTAAGTAATCCCATTCTATATCTTGAACTACTGTGGAATCTAATCCGGCTATTTCGCTAGTTCCTCCAGAGCTTGCACAGATGATATGACATCCAGATGCTCGAGCATCAATAACTACATTTGGACAGTGATCCATTAATGCTAAATGAAGGAAATATTTTGACCTCTTATAGAGCGCGATAAGCTGATCCCATTCCAGGTTTCCGCAAAAGAAAACACGGTCATGATTAACTTTAAGCTTTGCATTATCTCCGGCGATTACTAGGCAGTCATTCTCCGGGGCATGCTCTAGAAAATATCTAATATTCTCAGAAAGTCTTTTATGCGGGCGCCAAGAAGATGCGCAACACCACACGTTATCAAAATTATCAATGGCTGAATTTTTCAGCGGTGCTATAAGCTCTATATCGCTGAAGCTTGTACCATTATGGATAACTGTGCTGACTTCCTTGGAGCCAAAATATTTCTCAGTCAGTATCTTGTTAAAATTAGACTGGTAGACTACTCCGTCTGCCGCGTCATATGTTTGCTTAATAGACTCATTTAGTTTTTTCCAGTCTTGATCAGAGTTAAAATATATTCCATCTAATCGCTGGATGAGCGGTGCAATTTTTTGCGTTGATTGAATAAATGATAGCTGGATATCTACCTCATCTGTGCTATTGATGCTGTGTCCGCTTTTTATCAAAGAGAGCGCTAGTTTTCTTCCAAAGCTATTCGGGCCAGAACTAGAATTGAAATCTATGTTATCGAATAGAAATCTCACTTAATAAAGCCTCGGGCCCTAACAAAATTAATTGTGGATATCTGATCTCTCTCACACCAGTTGCGTTCTTCAGCTGGAATTGATGAAGAGTCTATGTTATAGAGATAGCAAACTTCAGGGACATATTCAAATCTATCAGAAGTATACATTAGCGGTAGCATAAGAGCTTGGTCATATCCTCTTTTAAACCACTCGCCCTTAAAATTCTTAAAGTTTTTATCGCTTACTCGGGAAAGAAGCGAAGACTTAAAAGTTCTAAGGTGTGAAGACTTCCACGGCCAGAAATAAGGATTAATGTGATGAGGAACAGTTCCTGAGATGTTCATTCCGTTGGTGTCCCATCGGTGTGCGGTCCAGACCACTTGATTGCCCCTCGCATATGCAGCAGTGAGAATATCCACTGTTGCAGGATTGCACAAAGAATCATCTCCGTCCACAACAGCAATGACAACATCTTCATCATCCTGTAGGATTCTCGCATTCTCAACTATGTTTCTAAGGGCGTATTTCTTCTGGGTATTTTTAATCAGTTGAAATCGTGCATCTTCTCCGAGCCTCGCAGATAAGTGTTCCCACGTGGCGTCGGTAGAAATATCATCAATAATGATGCATTTCCAGTTAGTATTTTGCTGATTTTCGATCGACGTAATTAAGCTATTAATATTTGTCTCAATATTAAATGACGGGACTATGAAGACTACTTTTATTGTGCCCAATGCTTTATAACCTCAGGCAGATTTTTTTCACATACGATATGTGCGGTCTCATCCTCACCATTCCACTTAGTATGCCATACCCAGCCACCAAGCTTATCCTTCATCAGAGCCGCTCTTTTAGATATCATCTCTTCAGTCACATCTTTCCACGGGCAATCAAACATCATGTTGTTTTCTGCCGTATCTTCTTTGCTTTCATTGTAAAGAGACTTCCAGTGTTTGCCCCAATAATCCCGGTAGGTCTTAATCTTGCGCTCTAGGTCCCACCAAGAAAAGTGATATACAGTGGGAAATGAATCGATCACTTGATTAAACCATCCCTGATATGCCTGGCGTGCTTCTGGGTTAACGTTAGCTTCTCGTCTTACATTATCCACATCCTGGGTATAAAAATTACCACAGGGAACAATCTGGAAATTGTCAGACCTAATGTAATCGCATCCGTCTGATCCTGGAGCTGAATATACATGGCCGTCCTCATCAAACTTTCTAAGATGGGCCGGGATTCCGTGCGTGATGTAAGGCTTGTTCCGGCTTATTCTCCACTTCCAGGGGAAAATGTCTGCACGAACTTTGTCGCGACCTCCCCAGAACTCAATTACTGGAAGTGCAATAAGATCCATGCGGTGAGGAAAGTTCTTGCACATACCTGCAATCTTCTCATAATCTTCCTCATGAACTACTTCATCGCAATCCATCTGCCAGCAGAAATCACTGCGGCATAGAGATCTGGCAACAGCTTTCTGCAAACCATCAAAAACTGCGAACCTGCTATGTGTCCAGTCTCTAGATTCTTGATGAATAAGAAGCTTTTCTTCTTTTTCGGCCCATTCGACCAGCTCTTCCCACGTTCCGTCTGTGGAACCTCCGTCTACCACTACAACTTCATTGCAAAACCCAAGCAAAGAAGAGATGCACTCTCGCCACGGATAATTTTGTTCTATACAGTCTTTAGTCGTAGTGTAGCCGCTAAGTGAGGCGCTAAAATTCATATCGCTTTTGATTCCGTTCCAAAATCTATCTCTCGTGGCATACAAGTATGACTCTGTGTCTAGAAGATCATCAGATGCAAACCATTCTTCGTCCTTATGCTGGACATTTTCATTTAGGATCAACTCGCATCCCAAGAGTTTTGCCTCGATAACTAATCTAGGGCATGTGTCTGATCCCTTTGGCAAGAAGACCAGCCCTTTGCTGCTAGCTATTTTTTCTAAACATTCGCCGTAGGGCATGTTCCAGATGACCTCATACTCAAGCTGGTTCTTCTCACAGTAATCTTTGGCATCATCAACTCCTTTAATCCAAGAGGTAGATCCCATGATGATCCACTTGTCATTCTTATCAGACAGATATTTGTTTCGGAGGGCTTTAACAGTTAAGAAAAAGTCTTCGTCAAATACTGAAGACAGTACAGTGTTTGGTTTTTCTCTTAGAAATGGAAATCTATTATGCTGGAGTTCCATTTGTTTTTCTGACATCCACCACAGGGATTTTGCGCCCTGAAAAAGTGCAGAGACTAACTTTCCATGCATGTGTTCCTGACAATCACATTCTTTCTTTTCAATCTCAAGATGCTTTTCGGGGGATCGATAGCGGCAAAACTTATAATCATATTCTAAAATTCCGTATTGCATATTAGCAACAATTGACGGAATAAGCTTGTGATCTATTGATGAAAAATTACCAAAGATCCAAAATTTATCATGGCCGGCCTCAAGAGCTTTCATTGACACGTCTTTAGAGTGTAACTTGCACACCATGAAGGGTGAAGATTGAATTAGGGCCTCAGACGTTAGTTCTGCGCCGCCAACGTAGTCTTCGACAAACATGTCTGAGACAAACACTACTTGTGCTTCCGGCGGGATTTTTACCTCCGGCGGGCCACTAAAAAGATCAAGGTTATTGAATTGCATGTATACACATCTCCCATATACTAGGAGTATTATAACCCAAAGTTTATGTAATTATAAGATTTCTGCACCGAGGGTAGCCAATTCTGACCTTTCGCCCTTAAGTAGAGTCACGTGCGCAGAGATATCGTAATCTTTAAATTTCTCAACTGTGTAGCTTAAGCCGTTTGAAGTGGAATCAAGGTAAGTGTTGTCAATCTGGTCGATATCACCTGTTAGAATTATCTTCGTATTTTCACCAACGCGCGTAATAATCGTCTTAAGCTCATGTGTTGTCAGGTTTTGTGCTTCATCGATAATAATGATAGCATCAGATATGGATCGGCCTCTAATATAAGTTATAGCTTCGATTTCTATCTTGCCGCTTTCTACGTACATGTCCAGCGTATCTTTGTCATCCCCAAAAAGGTATCGGAGATTATCCCTGATTGGTGCAATCCAGGGTGCCATTTTATCGTAAATGTCGCCCGGAAGATATCCAATATCTTTTCCCACAGTTTGAATCGGGCGTGATATTACAACCTTTTTATACTTAGCATTCTTGGAAAAAGATTGTTCAAGAGCAGCAGCTGCTGCCAACAGTGTTTTTCCAGTTCCTGCTTTTCCCACTAGGGTAACAAGCTTAATATCATCATCGAACAAGATGTCAAATGAAAACTTTTGCTCTTTATTCCTCGGTATTAGCCCCCATGAGTTTTTGATTTCAGGTATGAGTCGAAGAACATCTTGACTTTTAATGTATCGAACTATTGCTGAGCCTTGTCCTGACGTCTGGTCCTTTAGGACTAAAAACTCATTTGGATAGACCTTGTCTACTAAAATATCACGAGGGAGAGGTATTTCTTTTTTCAAGTAAATTTCATCAATAAGCTCTTGAGAAACGTCAGCTCTTCTTACACCCGAATAGAGCCCCTCAGACTTGTCGATTATTCTGTGCTTATTAAAATCCTCACAATTAATGCCTAGCGCGTCACACTTAACTCTGACATTAATATCCTTAGTGACTAAGACTACTTTTTCTTTTCGCGCCGCCTGGAGGTGCTTAGACATTGCCAGAATCATATTGTCAACTGTTGACATATCTAAGTCTTGCGGGAACGGGGATGTTATCTTGTCACTGCCTAGAATAGTTAGCGTGCCACCGTTATCTAATTGAATCCCTTTGTCAAGTGATCCTTTCTCTCTGAACTTATCTAACATTCTTACTGATCGACGGGCATTTTTGCCTACTTCATCAGGCCTGCGCTTGTGTTCGTCTAGTTCTTCTAAAACAATTAGTGGAATGATTATATTATTATCATCAAAGGATAGTAGGCAATCTGCATCGTAGAGCAGAACATTGGTGTCAAGGATAAAAGTCTTTTTCACATTGTCTCCGGTATTATTTTATGAGTAATTTTTTAGACCAGACATGTTTTGATGCACACGCTATCAAAAATGTCCCTTGCAAGAAAAAGGCGTGTAAGAATTGGATCAATTGTGAAAGTGGCCTAAACTGTGTTCTAATCAGTGCTAAAGAAGGCCCGAAAACCCTCCAAGAAATTGGAGAAGTATTCAATTTAACAAGAATGAGAATCTGCCAGATAGAGAAAAGTATTCTAGGCAAACTTAGATCTTCCCTTCCTGAGTAAGCAGTAACTTCTACTTACATCTAGCAATTGCTGGTGGAGCCGGCGGGAATCGAACCCGCGTCCGTAATCTTCAATCATAGGGATTCATTCACAAGTTTATCTAGTTCTTTCTTGAGCTAGCAAAATATCCACAAATTTTCCCGTTTCCTATGTGGTCTTGGAAACCCACCTGTTACCAGGGAGCCATTTTTTATCTCAAATGCAACTTTCTGTTTATTGGTTGCTGCCACCTCAAGCATCTACAGGTTTTTAAGCTGCGAGTGCTATTTGATTAAAATCGTCGTTTGCGATTATTATTTTGTGCCTTGTTAACCCAGCCAGGCACCTCTGGGACTTGCATCTCCTAGACATCCAGTCACGTCGATACCGATCGGCCCCGCATAGTTTAATCCTTACCCACGTCTAGAGAAGTCTTAACAAGCTCTCCCGCTGCATTCTTGAGAAGGCGCAATCCCTTGCGTGCTCGAGTTCCCGCACTCTTGTTACCTCGAGCATTCTTGTGAACGTCGAGTTCTAAACTTTCAACTAGAACCTTTAGCTCTTCCCATTTGTCAAGTATTTTGCTCATATCTACTTCCTTTCTTGGATTTTTATTGATGTAGCGATACAGAACGATCATATTCATTACGTATGACGTCGTTTAACTTTCCGATGTATCCTGAGTTCCTCAGGGCCTTAAAGACTAAATTTTCTTCGGCAAACTCACCCTCTCTCTCAAGGCCTGTTTTTCTCATTTTCATGATCTTGTCTTTCAGGCGCTTCAGGGAATCTGTCTTATCTTCGATTGCCTCTAGGTATTCGATCCTGTTCATCATATCTTGGGACTTCTTAAGTATTGTTTCCTCGTCAATCACAGGATTGGTTCTGAGAGGGTTCACAAGCCACTTATTTCTTAAAACAGAGAAAACTCCTGTAGAATGGTGGGGCTCATCAATATCTTGTGTGTAGAGTTCAACGTCGTGATCTTTGATCTTTATATCATGCTCATCATTCCAGATGCGCCGGCGCGCACTAAAAAGATCCTTTATCATCGCGACCTCTCCCGGAGGTAGTGAATTAAAATTAAAAAGAACATGAAGATCTAGGTCACTTTGATCTGTGTAATTGTAGTTTGCCATAGAACCTGTAAGTGTAATATCACTGAATGATATTTTTACGTCTAGGAAATTTAAAAAATCATACGCAATGCGCAAAAGGGCTTTTCTTATTTCGGGCTTTATCTCTACTCTAAAATCACCACACGAATGATCATCGCAAACTGTATCCCATATATCTTCATTCAGAAGCTTACTTACTCTGGTCATCTGGTATACCTCATCACACAGTAAATATTAAAAAGCGTAGTTTTTAGCTATCTAGAATTATTTTTGATGTGCTTTGGATACCTTCTATCTTTTCGCTTTGGGATATCTTAAATGCATTTCGATACGCCATCATGTGCTCACGATTCTCTATTTCTAGTGCTAATAGGCCGATAATTTGATTGATTTGAGTTTGACTTGCGCCAAAATTAAGAATCTCTGCTACGATGTCTCTCGATCGAGACATCTCTTTGACCCATTTATCTGTATTTGTCTCGCCGTATTTCTTAACTTTGCTCATTTTCATTTCCTAAAAAACTTTGACCCATCTCTGTCGATATTCTGTATTTATCTTCATCCATAAAGACAAGAAACTTAGCAAGAATATCATCTTCGCTGTCTTCGTATGCAACTCTTACCTTTTCTCCCCAGTTCTTTTCCTCGACGATAAACTGGGCATGCTCCCATGTAGAAAGATCACAGCTATAAGATTCAAGTAATTCTATCAACCTCACAGGAAGACTTATCTTGATATCTTTTATTTCTAATATGCCCTTAGACTCATCTCGCCCAGATGCAATTTCACTTTTGCATAAATCTGTTATCTTGTGAATAACACCACAGTTTGGACACTGCGACAATTTTTCAATAACCCTGTCATCTTCTAGAATAGAAAAAACTGGAAACTTATGAAAAGTTGGGCTAGGATGATCTCTATACTGCGGAAGAATACAATGACACTGTATTAGATGCTTTGCACCCTGTCTCATTATTCTACTTCTTGCTATATGCTTTTATTGTGTTGACAAGCAAGTCAGATTTTTCCATCAATGCTTGATCAATAGAATCATTAGCTAGCTTACAAATTCCCGGAATTTTTTCCTGGTCAATTGTTAGCATTTTACTAGCAACAGCCATGACTAAATTTCTCTCAATTTGCACTTTTATCTCTTGGGTTAGCTGCTTAACGCTATAAGTGATATCTCTCTGTAAACTCATTTCTACTCCTCCTTAATCTTCTAGCACTATCGCGTGACTAATAGAAGATATTTTCTTAAATAATTCATAACCAAATTTGCATCCGATGTAAATCGAAGATGCTATCTGGCGTCCCTCACAGGGAATAATGCTATCTTTAGGGACATCGATGACACCGTATCTTGTAATAGCATTAGAGCACCTTAGAGCAGAATCTATTGCTTCAATTTGACTAAATTTATCCTGGGCTGTGCTCTCTGGTAAAATAATCTTTACATGATTAGATGTCAAGGATGTTATTCTTCTTTTTAGATAATCATCCTTGAGGTCACTTTCCCCTAGCTGTTTTTTAATTTTTTGGGCGCGATCATTAGCAGCCCTTTGAGAAAAAGAGTTTTTGATTCTTAGCTTATCACTAGAAATCACAACTTCCTCACTTGCTCGCTCTAGATCTGATGCTTTAAAAGCAATCGACACAGTCCCGGTTTGAAATCCATAAAAACAAGAACCTGAGGCTGCTGCTATGTCAAAAAGATCGTTCATAGCGCTTGCACCTTCTTCAGGCTTGCATAACATCACATCAAAAATTCCGCGTCTATTATTAGCTATTACAGTAGAAATGACCTCATCAGAGTATCCTAAACAAATAATGACAGCTGACTTTTTTTGTTCTGCTAATGTCGTGAGTATCGAATCTATCTCTGATACTTTTTCGATAAACCCTTCAATGCATAAGATCGAAACATCAGACTTTTTCCACTCAAAATTGTTAAGAATTAAAAGGTTTTGGTCAGGTATTATGTCGAATACATAGCTAGTGTCTGCTTCGATTATTGGCTGCGGCACATTACTGTGATCAAATGTTATTTTTCCAGCAGGTCCTGCGATTTTCAAAGATTCCAAGACCAGTGAGGATACTGAGGTATGAAAATTCTTGTGAAGAAAATTTTCTAAGACTGGAAGATTGGGCCTGCTCATAAGTTCTTGCACGCCACTTAAGATATTTTCCACTTCTTCCTCTAATCGGATAGAAGCTTTTTTTTCTTGAATACTCTTGAGCTTATCATTTCTTCTGCAAAGATCTATGAGCATTCTAATCATAATACCGGACGACAAAGCAGATGTCTTTTCTGCCTGAAGCATATATTCTAATATTATTTGCTTAAAAATATTCTCTGTTCTATTTTGCGGTCTGTATGACATGAGAGACAAAAAATGACTACTAGAAGTTCTAGGAACATTTGACATTAAAAATGCTACTTTAGAGTCTTGTTCCTGAACTCTTATTAGTTTTTCTAGATTTGCCAGGAAGTCTTTGAGGTTATAAGCTAGTGCTTTACTCTCTACGCGAGATCTCATCTTACCCTACTGATGGCTAGCCATCTCGCCAAAGATTATTTGCAGCAAACTTAATAACTTCTTCTGCAGAATCTTCATTGTAACCATAGTCTTCAATAAGTGTTGCGAGCATTCCGCCGTATTTCTTTTGCTGCTTATTGTCTCTTGACTTAGACTTTGTAACAATACGAGACATATCCTTCACAGACGCCATTAATTTGTTCTCGATGGCTTCCTTGAGGGGTCCGTATGCCTTCCAGTCAATCTTCTTCTTGGCTCGCAAAAGCGTAAACATATAAGAAGTAACATCAGCCCGGAATCCGTCACGAGCCGATCCTATGATGCCTATATTTTCCTCAATAGACTTCATGAAATTCTCATCAGGTTCCATTTCTTCCCGTGTAATATTATCTTTAACTCGCGTCTTATTAACATAGGCTTCAGCATGATCCAAGTAATTATCAAAAAGTGTTTCAGCCTGCTCTTCATAAGCGCTAACAAAGGCTTTTGTAATTTCCTTCTCTAGGATTCTCAGATATTCCTCATGCAGTGTTTTCTGGAGATACTCAAGGTAACGCACGCGAGCTTCTTCATCTATAATCTGATCCTTCACCTGTTTAATCAGGGAATTCCTTACAGAGATGGGAGTTACCATATTTTTATCTGAATCTGTTAGAGCTGAATCGATCGCTTTGGTGATGAAGCGTGTTGAAATACCGGTCATGCCTTCATCTCGGGACTCCTCACGAAGATCTTTAATATCAACCTTCTTGACGCGGCCCTTCTCGATGATGTCCTCGCCGTTATAGATCTTCATTTTAACCAAGGGATCAACCTTACCAGAAGGTTTAAGGCGAGACATCACAGCAAACATCGATGCAACCTCAAGGGTGTGCGGTGCAATGTGGGCATCGAAGTCAGACATCTCCAGCATCTTCTGGTAAATCTTTACTTCCTCGTCAAGTTCTAGGCAGTAAGGAACATTAACTTTAACAATTCGATCAAGGATAGCTTCGTTTGTATGCGTGGATTTAAATCTGTTCCACTCCGCTTCATTACAGTGCGCAAGAATTACCCCATCGAAGTAGATCATCGCGCCTTTGCCCGGTGAAGGAACTGCCTTCTCCTGGGTTGCTGTAATCATAGTATGGAGGAATTCGATCTCATTTTTAAAGACCTCTACGAACTCAACGATGCCTCTGTTACCGACATTAAAGGCCCCGTTCAAGGAAAGCACTCTGGGATCATCCTCGGGATACAGATCCAACTTCGAAATGTCCTCTGATCCTATTAGTATTGACGTGTCCTGCGTATTTGCATCAACAGGCGGAACAACACCGATTCCTCTTCTGCCGCGAACTGAAAAAGAAGATTGCTTAACTGGAAAATCTTCATATTTTCCATCAAATTCTTCTAACAGACGATGACGACATACTGGGCAGAGATCACCTTCAATCTTTGCACCAAGCAATTCTTCAAATTTTGAACGAAGAGAGCGAGGAAGAAGATGAAGAGGTTCTTCACGAATAGGACAGCCCTCTAAGTGATAGATGTGATCAACTTGTTCAAGGGCACGCTTAATGTGCTCAATAAGCGCCGATTTTCCGGCGCCGACTGGCCCGAGAAGCAGTAGAACCTGACGGCTTTCTTCACCCTTCATTGCAGCAGCGCTTAGAAAGCTCATGATTTTAGCAAGAGATCTTTCCATTCCGAAGAAGTGAGGCTGGAAATACTTGTAGAGCTTTAGCTTTTCACCATCAAAAAGACGGCGGCATCTTGGATCTTTCTCATCCAAGGTGTCAGTACCCTGACGAGCAAGTGCATCGTAAAGACGACGATGAGCTAGCTCAGCAATTTTTGGATTGGTCTCAACTTCATGAAGATATTCTAAGAACGTACCCTTAAAATATTTTACCTTCTTTTCTTTTCTTTGATTGCTGATTAGATCAGCGAACTTTGAACTTGTCATTCGTTCTGCTCCACGCTAGGAATAATACGCTAATCGTAAATAGGAGTTTAAATTTCGAAAGGCTCATCTTCAATAACAGTGTATAGTTTAAACTCGTCGCCCCATAAATCTATAATGTGCTCACAGACATTATGTGCATAGTCTAAGTCTAAATCTCTACCGTCATGTTCATGCTCTAAAATGAGCGTGAAATCTTTCTGTAACTCTTTAATATAAATATTTGGCATCGAGTTAAGACCTACATTTTTAATCAGATCTTCCCGGATCTGTTTCCAGCCATCTTCATCAGAGATATCATCTATTGTCCATTCTTTTTTCTTTTTAGAATACGAAAAGAGATTAAGCTCTTCACAGATATCTCGATTAAGATACGTTCGTATAAAGGACTCATCATTATGAACTTCCCTGGCGATAAAGCACTCATCGAGGCCCTTGTTTTCATGAATCCACTTAAAGATCGTAAATCCTAGGTGATAAGGGTTGATCTGGCCGACTGTGGGTCGAAGCACCTGATTGTGACTTTTTAAAAAAGCTAGATGAAATTCTTGAGGGAGATCAAGTTCTGACATGATTTTATAATGCCAAAAAGATGCCCACCCCTCATTCATAATTTTAGTCATTGCCTGCGGCATAAAGTAACGTGATTCATCACGAATTATATGAATGATGTCTCTTTGCCAGTCTTCTAGGTTTCTAGAATGCTCTGCGATAAATGCTAAAATGTCGTAATCCGGCTCGATAGGAATACGATTTATATCGATAGAATCGGGAACCAGCTTAGAATCGAAATTTAGAAGATCAATATACTTCTGCTTGACTTCTTTATGTGTAGGACGATTGATTCCAAACTCACGATAATTATGATACTTTAGTGCATGACAGGAATCAATAATTTTCTCAACAGCATCAATGCCTATATTGGGATTATCAATATACTTCTTGATCCTTTTAGCACCATTTCGAAATCGACTGATCACGTTCGGCGCATCTGTGTGCTTAAACATTCGATTATTCTTAAAAAAATCTGAATGTCCCACGCAATGGGCCATGATCAGAATCTGTAGCGGCATCGGATTTTCAGACATGAGGTAGGAAATCGATGGATCACTATTGATGATCATCTCGTAGGGTAACCCCTCCATGCCGAGGTTATACATGGTGTGTGTTCGCTCAAAGGACTTGCCATACGACCAATGCTGATAGTGTGTTGGCATGCCGATGTATGACATGTATCCGATCATGTCATGATAATCACAAACTTCATAGTCAATAGGATACCAGTCTAGATTATAAGACTTAGCATGCTTGACGATCTTCTCATCCCAGACTTGCAAATCTTCAAAAGTCCATTCCATTACTCTAGCCTCCCGCCGAAAAGCTTCTTAAAAGCAGGCCAAATCTCTTTTGGGCTTGTCATTCTAATTAACTTAAACTTCTTATCGATTATCGCCTGGTATAAGTCATACATTCTAGAATTATCAGTCTGCCTCCACTGTGAAGACTCTGAGTCAGGATCGATTTCACAGAATGCATAGAGCTGTGATATTTGCTTAAGTTGCTGTGATGACTTTAAAGCTTTTTCTTCATCTTCAGACCAGTTATCTCCATCGCTACAGTGAAAAGTGTATATATTCCAGTTACTTGGATGATATCTTTTCTCAATAACATCTAGAGTCAAGTCAATAGCAGGAGAAATTAAAGTTCCACCGGAAGGTGCTAAAGAGAAGAAATCCTTCTCATTGACTTCTTTGGCCTCGGTGGTGTGAGCGATAAATACAACTTCTACATTGTCATACTTGTGATGAAGAAACTGATACAATAGAAAGAAGAAGCTTCGTGCAATGTATTTCTTTGCTGTGCTCATTGAGCCTGATATATCCATGATAAAAAAGATCGCGGCAGAAGAGATTTCTGTCTCTTTCACTTTGAAATGCTTATATCGTAGATCGGCATCGTGAAAAGGAAATCTTTCATCCTCTTCTTCGTTAAATGTTCCAACCTTAACAGCCATCTTCTTGCGACGAATCTTTTGCTTAATCGATTCTTTCTTCGAGAGGCGAGGCCGTATTCCTTTAGTCCGGAAACCCTTTCTCTTAAAGGTGTCTGCTGATAGAAACTTGAACTTCTTTTTATCTAGATCTGGAAGCTCCAGATCGCTAAACAAATACTGGGCTAGCTCTTCTAGGGTAATCTCAACGTCATAGAACTCTTCGCCGGGCTTATCACCTGGCTTACCACCTGAATTTTTATCTTCGGAATCCTCAGCGATCTTTTGACCGCGGTGAATATCTTTTCCAGGAGCCGAACCAACCTTCTTAGAATTATCCCCGTAGACAAATTGATACTCTTTGATTCCCTTCACGGGAATTCGAATTTTTTTCTTACCATCTTGACCGATAATAGATTCTTCGGCGACGATATCGCGAATGCCCTCTTTAAGAGCTTTGTCTATCTTTTGCTTGTGCCTAGCACGATCTGTTGCAGATCTATCAGCGATGGATTTGTGTTTTCTAAACGTGCTCATGTGTTCTCAGGGTAATTCTACACCTAAAACAGTCTTTATTATAAGAACTAATATGGTGCTTCCAAAAAGCCACTGTATCTTACTCAGGTTTGCCTGCCATATCTTAAGACGATCTAGATCTAAATTATGCTGGTCGACAAGACTGATCTTTTCTTCGATATCTTTCTTCCAAGAAAGCAAATCATCAAATTCATCTATCTTAGTCTTGGCTTCCTGGACAAAATCCCATCTTCTATGAGATTCTGCCTCTAGATCCCTGACTCTAGACCTTACTCCCTCTTCGGGATCGTTGATTGTAGTATTCATTTGTTCCAGCGAAATCTTCATCTCAGATATCTGCTCATTAGTATGACGAACATCTAAAACCAGCTTTTCAAAGCCACCGTTTAAAACATGAGAAGAATTGAGCTTAGCCTCAATCTGGCTTAATTTTTCTAGAACTGAGTTTGTGGTATCATGCACGTCGTTCTCCCTAATCAAAATAAATATTAGAGATATAAGAGTTTTCTAGATAACTACGCGCAGGGAAGAGATCAGTAATTATCAACCCATGAGTCATCTAGCCTACTATTATCGCCAAAAATAAAGTAATAAATTTACTAAAGACGAACCTGAAAGCGCCCAGAGCAACATGTTAACTTTTTTTTGACGTGCAAGGGATGCATGCTGTACCCTGATAAATCTTTTCAGGATCTTAGCTAGATGCTTAGTGAGATAATCAGACTTACTTCTGAGAGCAATATCTTCATTCTTTAAATGATCTAGCTCAGACTTAACAACTTCCATATCAGCTGCTAACTTCTTAGGATCTACTCTAATTCTCGGTTGAGTCATCTTGGGTTGCCATGCAATTCTCGCAAGTTAAAATCATATGAGATTCAGTGACAGACATGTTCCACTTATCTAAGTGTGCATGATCTTTGTTGTCGAATTCGGCATCACAGACATTACATGAGGAAGGAATTCTAGAGATCATCTCTTCGATAGCATGCATTTTCTTAGCTATCTCTTTCTGGATATCTCTCTGTTCCTTAGCGCTCTTTTGTCTTGCTTTATCTTTTTTCTTTTTCTTAAGAATCTTAGATTGTTTTTTGTGATGTGATGATAATGATGAGGATGTTTTTATGCTCAAGGCTCATTCTCTCTTATTATATAAATTACATAGAAAAGCGAGAACGTATAATTTTTTATCTAAAACCAGGCCCAAAGATCCCTATAGTGCCACCTGGGCCTCTTACTCCTGTAGGTTTCTTTTGTTCCATATAAGCTCTGTCACCTAACTCTAATTCCATGTCCTGCGGTATTATTCCGGAGGTAGCAGGATTAGGTTCGTCCACTTGCTGTAAGCTAACTTCCTTGTCCTCAGCAGCTGGTCCTACTTGTTGTAGCATACCCTGAAGCATACCTCTTGCCTTAACTGGGCAACCACCTGCAGCATCCATAACTACGGATAGAAGTTCACCGTGACCATGACCACGTTCCTCTTCAGCGCTCCGCATATCGTGCATCTCTTGTAGGATCATCTTTCTCAGTTGTGTGCCATTGATCTTCATGACTTGTTCTCCTTGAGCTTGATCTTCATCTTGGGGGAGGAATGATCAGCTTTATTAACTATGACGTTGCTAGTATTAAGTGCCTCATCAAGAGCGCTACCAAAACCTTTCAAGCTATCCGGACCTCTTTCACGCTTGCGCTGGGTAGCTTTAATGTGTGGGATATCTTCTGCCGGCTCAAGTTCGATATCTTGCTTAGGATTTCTTCCGCCTTTGACAAATCTATCTTTCACGTCTCCGACTAAATTATTAAACGTCTTGTCCGCTACATCGTAGTTATCGATCCCCGTATCCATATCTCCAAACATGTTTTGTCTCTCAGCTATTGCCGTAGCTAGTGTATCTTCTGGTAACCACCAACTGACCCACCAAAGTTTTTCCTTAGCTTCTGCCGCACCCGATTTCCAATCTTTATAGTACTTAACTGCATCATCTGCCGTCTTTATCTTATCCGGATCATGTTCCCATTTCTTAGCTACTTTTTTTGCTATATCAACATAGTGTCTTTCATATTCTTGTAGTTCTGCTAAGTCTTGCGGATCTTTAGATCTTTTATAATTCGCTCTTAGAGTTTGCAACATTAGTCTATCGGGCGCGCCCATTCCAAAATTCCACAGCTTAACCGTTTTATCCATTGTGTATAATATTAGCGAACCATATGCTAAGACTAATCTACCAAACCTAAGTAACTTGCCGGCGCTGATGGCGTTCACCTCGCTAAGTACACCAGCTTCTCTTAATACAAATCGCATAGGCTCTGTAAAAAGTCTCATCCATGTCATACCGCCCAAATCAACCAGGTTATTCATCCATCGCAGCTTTGAAGTTAACTGCCCTGCAGGGAAGTATACATCTCTCAAATAATGCAGCTCTCTGCCGCCGGCTCCAAGAGCTCTCGCAATAGACAATTTACCTGCTGAGTTTTTCCATTTATCAATTAAATTTTCGAGTTTGGCAGCAGTCTGTCCGGCGACTGCTGTGCCTTCTCGCATAACAAGCTCGCTATTTTTCCAAACCATTGCATGCACCGTGCCATCTGCATCTTTGACAAATACAAATTTATCTGCGCCATTCATGCGAACCGGGAATTCAAAATCCTTATACTTTCTAGAAAGCCTTCTTCCCTGCTCGAACCACTTATCAAATCCATGCCAGCCTTCGATTGCTGCTTCGGCGATCGCTCTTCCTGTTTTACCTCCGGCAGCGACATACGGATTATCATATGATCCCAGCCTAGCGTCTGCTAACGCTTCTCCAGCTTCTCTGCCGGCCCGTGCTGCATCATCTGCAGCCTTACCTGCTTCCTCACCTGCTTCAATAGCCTCATCTCCAGAACGGGCGACAGCAGCAGCACCGCCGCCGGCCGCATCTGTGCTAGCTTTAATGGCATCATCCGCTGCTCTGCCATATGATGACATCATTGGCCGAGTATGAGGAAGTCCTAGAACAGACTCCACTCCACGAATACCGTCTGGGCCTGCGGTGAATGCCAGCCAGACATCTAATCCGTCTGAGTTCGATCCTACCTTTAATTGAAAGATCACAGCCTCACCAGTTTCTGCGGCTTTGTTTGCAGCTCCCACTCCTGCATCTGCGATTTGCTTTACGAATTTTCGCGGAAGAGTATCTATCAGAGTAGCAACAGTCCCTACTGCCTTCGATGAGAGAGGCACTGCTTTAAAAAACCTCCCTGCATTTCTAAGCATGGAGCTACCGGAACCCAATTTAATCAGAGCTCCAAGTCCATCAGCTATCCATTCTTTTAAAACTTCCTTGTCGGAATTTTGTTTTTCAAGTTCTGTGAGTCTTACCTTGAACTTCATTCTCTTCTCCTAAGCTCTATTTTCGGGTGGTACGATAGCTAAAATCGCCTCTATTTCTTTCGGCGTTAAAAGGCTGTCATCCTTGCTAGATTTCTTCTTAGTAATAGCTTTCTCAACCTTCTTTGCAAGGTCTTCTAAACCACCACCCTTGGTCGAAAGAATATCTACCAGATCTTTAGGCTTTTCTGATTTCGCTCTCATCTCTTTCATGAAGCCATCGTAAAGCTGCTGGGCTGTTCCATCCTTAAGTGACTTCTCAATGATGACTCTAGCTCTGTCCTCATCTTCAAAATCATCCCACTGGACCCCGGCCCAACCTAACCCATACCACATGTCTGGGAGAAGAGCCTTATAAAGACCGTGGTAAGGAAGAACTTCCATAAATTCAGGATCAGCAGTTTTTAGAGTTTGAAGTGCACTCGCAAATCCATTTAGATTTTTTGGTTTCACGGATGCCAGCATAGGACGAATATCCATAAGGACAACTTCAAGCTGGCTCTCCTCCATATCGTCTAATATACCAGCAGCATGTAAGCTTCCAGCAGTAGCAACTAGACCCAAAACTACAGCAACAGGCCAAGAAGCTAGAGTAGTAGCAGTAGCACCTATATAGGGAATACTAGTACCTCCTAATCCGATCACAGCCAAAGACCCTGCATCCAAGGTGGCGAGGCCAATATCCATGCCTCCTATAAGCTCATTGTATATACCATACATTCTTTTGGCGACACCTTGAACGGCAGAAGAGTACTTATTGACATCATCAGAGGCGGCGACCAACTTTTTGAGATCTGACTCTGATATAGCAGCGAGCGCTAATGCAACCATTGGTCCATTTATCTTCTTGCCGTTGACGGACGATGTCTTAAGGTATTCAAGAGAAAGCTTAATTCCTTTATCAAGTTTCTGGGGAGCAGCAGGATCTTTCAAAGCCTTCTCCGGAGAAAGATTAGCGTCAGCCATTCTTTTCTTAAGCACTTTATAGGGGCTAGTACCAGAGTCAAACTTAGATCCGATACCTTTTTCCAATTGATCTACTTTTTTATCACTTAGTCTTTCACGCTTGCTATTAAGGCCTGTAACTGTAAAGATATCTTCTTCAACATCGAGCTCATAGTCAAAGGGATCGCCTCTCATGACGTCCTGATAATCACCTCGATCTGCAGACAGAACAACTTTTTTTGAGGATTGCTCTAGTAGGGATTCTATGGAGCTAAGGGATACCCGCATATCTTACTTCCCGTTAAGCTCGTTGTCGATGTATTCGTAAACAGAACTGAGATAGTCAGAAGCTTTTGTAATCTTAGCTTCAACCCACTCGGGTAAGTTGTCAGACTCATTAATCATGTGACCAAGCTTCTGTGAGTATTTAGCGGCTTGGCGAAGCTGAGAGCGAGCCATGGAGCCTTCGTGATCATCATGAGCGGAGCGCAGATGCGGAGAAGGCATATCTACATTATCACAACCGCACTCATCTAGATCTTCAACTTCTGAGAGAGTAGGTGAAGGAGGCGCGCCGAAGCCGAATCCACCGACAAAACGTGCCTCATTAATATCTACTTCACCTGCCGCAGGATCTCTACCACCAACTGCATCGTCTGAGAAATCTACCTTAGTAGTTTTGCGATAGGCGCGCTCTGCTGGAAGGTCTGTTAATTTGTCGATGAGAGCGCTTATGTTATAACCTGTATTATTTTCACGCTGGTTCCCCACCTCCAGTTCCAACTCGGCCACCATATCGACGTTGCGACCCATATTAGTAGCTTCATTAGGGTCACCAAGCTTCTCAGCCATTCGAAGAAGGAATTTTTGCCTAACAACTTCTGGCTTTTGAGGATTATCATTAACGTCGGTTGCAACGTCATTGTCGATGCTAACGCCTTTACCTTTAAGCCAATTTGCCCACGCCTTAATATCTTTCATCTGTTCGGCTGAGAGTTTGGGAGAATCTTGTTCTAATAGGGCACGGAGACTATATCGACGCTCTTTAACTATTGGCGTAAGGTGCTGGACGCGCGCCTGCGGTTTGTCAACAACGGCGGGAACGTCTGCAGGAACATGTTCGAAGGGGTCAGAAAGGATACCGCCAACATTGGGATCTTCTATCATCTCAACATCCGAAGGATGTTTCGAGTTTGCTATGGTTTTTAGCTCTTCTTCGATGATTCGGCGGAGATCGGCTTCGGTGATTTTCATGGAATTTACCTCTTATGCATGCGCACGTATGTGTTTGGCTAATGTTAAATATGACTTTTCGCTACTATTATTATACAATCTTTAAGAAGATCATGAAACCAGTGAGTTCCCAAAGATTTTGTCAAATCTTATGATGACCTCGCCAGGTGGTCTACAGAGACAGTTTTTACCGGGTCTGCATATTCACCCAAGTCGCCAGACTAAATCATCCACGCATAAACCTCAGTACCCCCAGACCACTTCTCAGTCTAAAACAACCCACACCTTGCACGATAAAATGAACAGATGAAAAAAAGAAACCGCAGGATCATTACGAAGGGCACTAAATGCATGGGCACGGGAGACGAGCGAGTATACGCTTACACATTTTTCTCGTATCAAAATCGCGGGACTCGATATCCGATCAAGATAGGGATGACTCGGCAAGGCAGCGCGGAGAAACGGATCTTGCAGCAGCTCGGGGCGTCTAACGCAGAGATACCCGTCCTCCTATTGGAAATATCATGCGAGAATGCTGCCCTATTAGAGCGTCAGTTGCATGTTTCTCTGAAGGGTAAGCACATCATAGGGGTTCCGGGTAAAGAGTGGTTTGAGACCAATCCCGAGGAGATTATGAGTCGCATGCGCACAATAGACCCTCGCTATGTGGAGACGTTTAAGCACGGGATGATGGTTTTAGTGGATCGGCTATGCAGCGCTGCTTACAGGGCTACGTCCGGACTGTGGCAGCTGTTCTGCTGGTTGGTAGAGGTGAGCACTAGAGTGAAACGGAAAGCAGTGCAACGCAGATACCGTCGTCTAAGGAAGCGCACTGAGGAGACGCTGGCTAGGGGAGCCCTCCTCGCGGTCTTTATCTTGTGTTTTGGTTTCTGCGCTACTTTGTGACTACGAACATGGCGACACCGTTATGCCACTCAGATGTTTCGAAACGCGTTTTGGTCTGCTTTGTTCTATCGCATGCGATCCAGCCCTCTGGGGGTGTGAAAACCTCGGTGTGCATGTGAATCTGTGCTCCTGACTGTTGCAGGGCATCAAATGTACCGTTCTGGGCCTTTTGCAGGTTCCAGTCATCCACTAGGATGATGGAGATAGGGGCTAAGGCGGGGAACGCTAGCGTGATGCCGTCGCACTGATCGACTCGGCTATGTGGTCCATCGAAGAAGTAGATGTCGATCGGCCCGCCGGCGCCGAAATCTAGCTCGCGAAAGTCTGACTCATGCACAGAGTGCTGCGAGCTTTCAAAGACCTCCGCCTGATTCTCCCATGAATGGACACACTTATAATTCCGGAAGAAGTCGGAGCGTGGCCCACCGAATTCGGTCCAGTTATCGCATGTCCATGCTTTGATATGTGAGTTATTGAAGACTGCTGAGAGAAATGTGCTGCCGTTCCATGTGCCTACCTCCCCGTAAGTGATTCCTTGTCTAGCACATAAGTTATTGAGCAAGTGTCGGTACATGTATCCGGACATGCCGTGAATAATAAGTAGCTCGTTCCCTATCTGCTCGGGATCCACCGGGATGCTGCTCTCCTCGCGCTTAGCTTGCTGGAACGCCCATCGGGCGTGACGCATGGCTTCGTCCACTGAGGTGAAGCGACCGGTACCGTCGGGTTTCTTAAGCGGCATGATTGATAGGACTCCGGGAGTATTAGTATCTTTATCTTACAGTGCTGTTCGTCGCGTAGAAAATATGGAAAAGTTTTTGGAATTTTTCGGGAAGAGATATTTGTGAAAATGGGCTAAAAACTAAAAAAAAGCTTTTTGGGAAATTTCAGGAGCAGCGAGAGTTCAACCTTAGGCCCACCCTGCCCTGGGTACCCCCCACACAGTTTGCGGGGGCCCCCTGCGCTAGGCCCCCTAGAGCCCCGCGCCCCCCAGCGCCCTACGTCCTAGGCGCCCTACGTCCCCCCCCCGCTTAGGGGAGTTAAGCTAGGATGATAAAAACGGTAACTGCCACCGAGCCGGCAATGAGTACGGCCGCTCCGCCCATGCCCACCAGGATACCAAGCACCCGAACCGTGTTCTTCCACACGAAGCCGGCAAGTCCGTCCAGGACCTTGACCGCGATGAAACCCACTACAAACATGACGATGCAAAAGATACCTGCTTCCATGATTCCCCCCTTATCTCATGTTCATTATATCACTCGCGGTGCGATCTTACACCCGTGAGCACGAGTATGGCCTTGTTCTGACACCACTGACCCACTCGCATCCCCCTACTGAGGAACACTCGTGCTAGAAAGAATAGAATCATCGCTAAGGTCTTTCTCATTTGTTCTTGTCCTTCCCGGAGTCGTACTTGCATCGTCGACGTTGGTCTTCGTATTTGACCTCGAGCCAGTCGATGCTATAGCCTAAAGCCGCACCCAGTAGGATGCAGCTCAAGGGTATCAGCAAGGGTTCGAGCATCTGCATTGTCAGAGCTTAGTCAACGCTTAGGACATTGACCAGTTCTTCTTTGGTCAGAGCGTGACGGCCGATGATGTTGCGTCGCTTAGCGATGCGGAGGAGGCTCTTCCGAGTGTTCTCGCGGAGTCCTTCCACGT